ACGCCTCCCGTTGCGGCTTCGAGTCGTACGCAAAATTCTTCCTGCGAAAATTTCTTTTCGCCGCTATGGTGGAACGCTCATCTGCCAAGCTGCCTATGTCGATCGGCGACTTCGACACCTTTCTCTCCGGCGGCGCGAGCCCGGCTCAAATCGCCGCGGACCGCGAAATCGTGGCGGCGATCTTGAGGATACTCCCGCAGCGCCCACGCGAGGCGCTGCTTCTTCAAGCTGCCGGGTTGACAGGTGGGGAAGTGGCCAAGGCGATGGGCCTGTCCCTGTGTGCGGTGAAAAAATATCGGGCTCTCACGATGGACAGGGCCTGGCGCTTGGTTCCCGCTGCGAGGGGCCGCTGATGGCATGGGAAGTCAAGCAAAGCCGTGCGACCGAGGAAGCTCTGCGGTCCCTGCTGGACAAGCGGGACGACTCCCTCATGGACTCCGAGGACTTCCTTCGGGAGTTCTTCCGCTGCATGGGCGGCCCAAAGAAGCTGGCCCGCTTCGCCGCCGATATGATGCAGAGCGGCGATGCCTCCAATGAAATCAAGCGGCGCATGTTCGACACTATCATGTCGATCTGGAAGTTTGTCGAGCAGCGCAGCGGACCACCGGCAGACCTGAGCGTTGCCAGCGAGCAGGAACTGAACGCGATTATCGCGGAGGCTCTCGGTGTCAAGGAAGAAGCGGCCTAGCCCTACCGATCCCGACATGCTGCCGTTGGACAAGCGGCCGCAAGACACGTCGTATCCGCCGGTGCCTCCGGGCCACAGGCGCACGCCGATTTCGGCCATCCCTCCCGACGCTTCCGAGCCGCCGCCGGCTTTCAACCCGGCTCCGCAGGATGGCACCATCATACCTGAGTTGCCGCCGCCGGCGGCTACGCCTCCGCCTGTCGATCGTGCCCGGCAGGCCCTGGCGGAAATGGTCAAGCGCCGCCGCGAGGCGCTCAAGCTGTATTGGCCGCTCGATATCCAAGACGAGTTCCACAAGTCGCAAATCCTCATCCGTCTGCTCCTGGGCGGCAACCGCGGCGGCAAGACTACGCCAGCCGCAGTCGAAGTTGCCAGGGCCGTCACCGGCCAAGACCCGTACGGCAAGTGGCCCAAGACCGACGGCAACTTTATCGTCGTCGGCAAAGACGGCTCGCACGTCGGCAAGGTGATGTACCCGCGACTGTTCCTGCGCCGCCGCAACTTCTTGACCATACGCGACCGCGAGACTGGCCTGTGGCGCAGCTGGCGGCCCTGGGACGAATGGGACGTAGCCAACAAAGATCAGGCCAAGCCGGCCGAGCCGCTGATCCCCAAGCGTTTTATCAAAGAGATTTCCTGGTACTCCAAGAAAGACAACATCCCCAGGATCGTGCGTCTGCTCAACGGCTGGGAGTTGTACTTCTTTAGCAGCGAGAGCGATCCTCCCGGCGGCTTCGCGGCGGACGGAGCTTGGTTCGATGAGGAAATTCTCCGCGGCCAGGAGTGGACCGAGGAGGTCATGGCCCGGTTGATCGATCGCCAAGGCCGCTTCATCTGGAGCGCCACCCCGCAGAACGCCACGGAGGAGTTATTTAATCTCCATAATCAGGCCGAGGAAGAGGCCAGCATGGAGAAGCCAAATGTCAAGGAGTGGCTGACGCATATCGACCAGAATTATTACATCCCCACCGAGGCCAAAGATAAGTTCAAGGAGCGTATGCGCCGGCGCGGCGACGACTCCTATCAGGTGCGCATTGAAGGCAAATTTGCCATTGAAGGCTTCCGCGTCTTCCCCGAGTACGGCGACCATCACCGGCGGCCGCGCTTCGAGGTTCCCAAGGACTGGTGCGTCTATCCCGTCACCGATCCTGGCCGCCAAGTGTGCGCCGTCTTGTTTATCGCTGTGCCGCCGCCCACGCATCCGGAATACGGCCGCAATGTCATCTTCATGGACGAGTGCTACATCCGCGACGGTGACGCCCGCAAGTTCGCACAGGGCGTCAAGGATAAGCTCCGCGGCCGCGAGCCGCGGGCCTACGTCATTGACGATCAGGAAGGCCGTAAGCACGACACGGGAAGCGGCCGCATGATCCGCGACCAGTACAGCAGGGCTCTTAAGCGCAAGCGTATCCCGTCGATCGACACCGGCTACGGCTTCGTCTCCGGCAATCCTGACCCCAGCGGCAACCGCGAGGCTTTGCGCGAATGGATGATCCCTGACGAAGAAGGTTTCGTGCGACTGATCGTCTTTGACGACTTGATCCACTTCGACCGGGAAATGAAGGGGTATCACTACAAGCGCACCGCCGGCGTCCTCACCGATCAGCCGGTGAAAAAACATGACCATCTGGTTGATGCCGCGGGCTATGGGGCCGGCCTGGGACTGCGCTATCGCCGCCCGCCCAAGGTCTTGTCGCCAACCGACCGCTCCGTCATCAGAGCGTTCCGGAAAAAGCAGAAGCAGCGCCGCAAGGCTCAAGGCGAAGGAAAAAAGAACTTTGTCAACCTGGGACCAAAGCAATAGAATCAGGTGGTGGAAATCCACCACCCCTGTTCAGAGGAGAGACGGGCATGTCGGAGAAGCAACAAAAAGCGCGTAAAGACAAGGAAACGCGGACGCCGGGCAAGCCGATTACGCAGCCGTACACGCCGCCGCCCGTCGAGGTTGGCGAAACCGTCCTCTACATGGATGGCTTCTACAACCCCCATATTCCCGGCCAGCCGGCCATCGTTACCGTCGTCGGCCCGCGGGCCATTGAATTGTCGATCATCGCCCCGGAACGCGAGACGATCCGCGTGGTGGCCAATTCCGTGCGGCACAAGGACGATCCCGAAGTCGCCCGCTTGGCCGCGGTCAACGCCGAGGAGGGCGAGACATTCGGCGTCTGGTGGCGGCCGCCCTGGTCGCTCTCGCCAGAGGATGTACGCCGGCTGCGTCTGCTGCTGGGCATGTACGGCGATGAGATTGCTCAGATGGAAGGCGACGGCCGCCTGGACAAGATTACGACTCCAGCCAATGGCGAAGGGGCCGGCGACTCGGCGACTGCCTAACGTAAGGGAGTCCTAGATTGGCGCATCCGGACCTGCTGGCACCGATCGTTCAGGGTTGGCGTTCCAAGATCGCCTTGGCCGTCGAGCATAAGCGCGTCCAGTTTCAGGAGGAAGCTGACGACTGCATGAAGTTTGTTCTCGGTCCGTACGGCGATTGGCTCTACGGGCGCCGCAACAGAGAACACGGCACGGCGATGGATTGGGAGCCGGGTGACGAGGACGGCGGCGATATCCAGTCCCCCAGCTTCCGCGTCACCATCAACAAGGCCGCGGAACTGCGCGACCTGTTCGGTCCGGCGATGTATCAGCGAAACCCCGATCGCAAGATTACGCCGCGCAAATCGTTCATGCCGCCGCTCTCCTACCTGGGCGACCCCAACGACCCGGCGACTCAACAGGCGTTCATGGCCATCATGCAGACGGTGGGCCAGGAGCGGGCCAAAGACACGGCCGTCGCCAGCCTGTTCGAGCAGTACCTTAACTTCACGCCGGGTGAAATGGGGCTCCAGGGCGAGATACGCTACGGCGTCGATGAGGCGATCATCACCGGCATGTCAGTTCTCTGGACGGAGATTTTCGTCCACCCCTCGGGCTTCAAGACACCGGGCAGCTTCTTCGACCCCATCCGCAACCTGCTGCTCGATCCTGACGCTAAGCGGGTGCAGGACTGCATGTGGATCGCCAGGGAGTGTGTGCATCCGGTGTGGGAGGTTGAGGACGAGTACGGCTGGAAGCGCGGCACGATGGCGGGCTCATTGGAATCGGCTTCGCGCCAAGCCGATTACCGCAACGATCCGACCGATAGCTACCATCGCCTCCAGGGTCGCACCAACGACTTGATCCGTTATTGGAAAGTTTGGTCGAAGATGGGCATGGGCCAGCGGCTCGAAGGCGCGCTCAAGGGCGGCATGAGCGAGTACGCTGAGGCCCTGGAGCCGCTGGGCAACTTCTGCTACTTGGTCATCGCTCCCAATTACAACTTCCCTCTGAACCTGCCGCCCTGGGTGCTGGAGCAATCGCTCACGGATCAGAGCGTTGTGCAGAAGGCGATTCAGTGGCCCATACCATTCTGGCTGGACAAGGGGGCGTGGCCGTTCTCGGAACTTGCGTTCCACAAGATCAGCGATCGCCTCTGGCCGAAGTCGCACTTGAGCCCGGCACTGGGCGAGTTGAAGTTCATCAATTGGGTGTACTCGCTCCTAATGGGCAAAATCCGCATGGCCAGCCGCGATATGCTGGTGATGCTCCGCGGCATGTCCGACGACGTGAAGAACGCTATTAAGCACGGCCCGGACTACTCGGTTATCGAAGTCGAGAAGATGAACGACTCGATCGACAAAATCGTCCAGTGGTTGCAGACGCCGAAATTCAATCCCGAAATTTACAAAGTCTTGGACATGATGATGGAAATGTTCGAGAAGCGCACCGGGCTCTCGGACCTGATGTACGGTCAGACGGCCCAGGCGTTCCGCTCGGCTCAAGAGGGCCAGATCAAACAGGCCAACGCCACGGTGCGGCCGGCCGACATGGGCCAGCAGGTGGAGGATTGGTCGAGCGAACTGGCCCGCAAGGAAATGGCCGCGGCCCGCTGGCAGATTACCGCGCAGGACGTACTGCCCGTCGTCGGCTCGGCCGGGGCCTGGGTGTGGCAGGAAGCGGTCCTGACCACGCCGCCGGAACAATTGTTCCATCTGTACGATTGCCGTATCGAGGCCGGCACCACTCGCCGCCCCGACCGCGACCGCGATATCGAGAACCTCAATAAGGCGATGACAAACCTGTTCTCGCCTTTCTTTACTTACTTCCAGCAATCGATGGACGCCGATCCGGTCAACGCCCTCATCGGCGCGTGGGCCAAGTCGATTGGCCTGGATGCCGAGAAGTTTCTCTTCAAGCCACCGCCCCCGCCACCTGCTCCCGGTGGAACGCCGGGCGGTGGACCCCCTGGCCCTCCTGGTGCCGGCGCTCCCCCCAGCGCCGGGCCAGGAGGGCCTCCTCCAGCCGGCGCTGGCGCTCCGGCTGGTCCACCCCACTAGGAGATTTTCATGGCGGCTCTTACCTCAAAACTGCGGCGTCAACTGGAGTCCGCCTTGGCCGACAAGGCGCTGGCCAAGGAATTGTCCGATGCCATCGATGTTAATTCGGTCTACACCGGAGCCCCTGCCGCCGGTGCCGCCCAGGCCGCCGTCGTCAACAGCACCGGCGGCGTGGCCAACGGCACAATGGCGGCCGTAGGCGTCACGAACACGGGCGACGTGAGTGCGGCGATCAACAAGAACTTCACCGAGCTGTTTAAGTTGCTCGATGCCATTCGCACCGCCCTGATCGCCAAGGCTGTCATCAAGGGCTCCGCGTAGGGCGAAACTCAGGGGTGGTGGATTTCCACCACCCCTGTCCGGAGGGCTATGTTATGGGCAGCTTGATTGCGCTGATGGAAGAGACGGCGCTGCCGGTCGTCAGCGACGACGTGATGATCCAGGCGGCCTACCTGCAAATGCGCGCCGATGGCGTGACGCACAAGCTGGCGGAAATGCTGGCCTTGCAAGCGCCGCCCATGAGCAACACCGATCGGGAGTTCCTTGAAGGGACTCAGAATCAATTCGTCGGCGATGAAAAGACTGGCGACCTGTTCAAAAAAATTGCCAATCGCCGCGGCGTGAGCGTTACCGGCAAGCACTACGTTGGCGGCTTGGCAAAGTTCCCAGGTGATCCAGAGGCATGGGTCGGCAGCCGCGGCGACGTGAAGCGGGTATTGGAGGATCGCGGCTGGGGCTCGGAGGGGGCCGTCAACGTCGAGCCCAGGATCAAGCCGGTCAAAAGGGAAATGCAACTGCCCAAGGCTCTCAAGGGCGGCCTCAAGGGCCGCTTGCGTAAGAAGGGCCTGGGTTCGGATATTCTTGGAGACGGATAATCATGCTCACCGCCGGCGACGTGGTAAACCGTTTGATCGATTACGTTGGCTCCAATCAGGCCAGCGACGGCTTGGCCCTCAGCAAGGCTCGCAGGGCCATGCAGGATGCTGTGCGCGTATTCTCCGGCATGTACCATTGGAACTGGTTCAAGCAGATCGGCAGAATCGACCTGCTTGCTTGGCAGGATTCAGGCACGATTGCCTACGATCCAACAGTCAACATAGTTACCTTGGCCGGGGCGACTTGGCCGTCTTACGCTGCGAGTGGAATGTTACGCAACGGCTCAGTCGTCGCTCGCGTTTCGAGCTTGATCGATGCGACGCATTTACGACTCGATCCGAATTACACTTTCCCTTCTATAGTCGCCGGCGGCGCAGCGTACCGCCTATACTTCGATCGCTACCATCTACCAAGCGACTTCGCCGCCATGTTGACGCCCTACCGCGAGGATTGGTGGGGAGGCTTGCGGTACACGCCGCCGTCGGGCTGGCTCTACGGCACCCGCGGCGACGACACCACCGGCATCCCGGCCACCTTCACGATTATGCCGAGTCCAGCGGGCGGCTTCGATCTGCTGGTGCGGCCAAGTCCAAACGAGTCGCGTACACTGGATTTCGTTTATTGCCGTTCCATGCGGCCGGTGCAGTTTGACGTGGGCTTGAACCAGGGGACGCTGACCGTGTCCAACGATGGGCTCACCGTCACCTGCACCAAGAGCTTGTTCATGCCGGCGATGATCGGCTCAATCATCCGCATCACCAACAACGCCTTGGTTCCGGAGTTGCGTGGCGTCGTCATTCAAGAGACGCCGATCGCGGCCGTGCCCAGCGCCACGAGTCTGACGCTCTCGTCGCCGTGCCCCCTGGTGAACACCGCCGGCCTGGGATACACTATCTCCGATCCGATCGACGTAGAACCCCTGGCAATGGCGACGTGTTTTCAGTGGTTGGCCATGCGGACCTTGGCTGTGGAAACCGGCAGCAAGGCGTCTGCGGCGATCGCGGCCGAGTTCGATGATAGCCTCAATACCGCCAAGTGCGCCGACGCCCGCTATGCCGGGCCGGACAGGGCAGGGCCACGCCACGGCGGTCTTGCGAATCGCTGGCAGGGACCGAGTGTCACAGAGGTTATGTAACATGGCGAAGAAATCAGCCGTTCACGCGCCAGAGCCCGAGCCTGAATTTGATCCCGAGCTTGAGCCCGAGTCCGAGCATGAGCCTATTCCCGAGAGCGAGGTTGCGAACGTCACCGTTCCTGATCCGCCGCCAGTGCCAATGACCGGCAAGAAGGTTCGCCCCAAGCCGTTCAGCGCCGAGCGGCACAAAGGGTTCGCCGGCACGCTTTGCATAATGGCGCAGTCGATCGGCGAAATGCAAAAGACAATCACCGAACATTACCCGAGCAGCACCGAGCCGGTGCGGGCGGTGCGTGAATTTATCCGCAGCTTCAACAAACTGCGGGCCGGGTTAAATTCCAAATACTTCAGCGAGGGCCAATCGTCGGATGGGCTCACGCCCTATTATCCTCCCGGTGGCCCGATCCTCAACGTGAGCAGCGGCGAGGCCGCCGCGGCCGACTCGGCCGCGGACGATCCGTTTGGAGGTTAGCCGTGACGCAAGAAAAGACTGCCTCAAAGATTCAGATGCGCGACTTCGCCGGCTTGGTCCTGAACATCGACCCGGCCGACGTGAGGCCGGGTACGTCCCAGGAGCAGACCAATATCACCTGTGCCCGCCCGGCGATGCTGGAGCTTCGCGCTGGCGTCATGCCTGTTCGTTATGAGGACCAGTAGTCATGTTCATCGGTTTCTCGCTTCTCAACGGCACGCTGCCCGATTGGCTGCAAGTCACCGATGCGAGCGGCACGCCGCTCGCGGCCGACGCTCCGCCGACCTATCGGGTCTTCTCGCCCGCCGGCGTCGAGCTGATACCGGCGGCTGGCGTAACGTCGGCGATCGGCGGAGCCACCGGCTTGTATCTGACCAGCGTTCCGCTGCTGGATTCATCTGGCTTCGAGATGGGCGAACGCTTCTATATCCTGTACTCATGGACCCTGGCGGGCGTCGCCAAGGTCGATGGCAGGACGTTTGGGGTCGTGTAATGCCGGCGTTGCTGTCTTTTAAGCGGACCGGAACAAGATGGCTTGGGACGCACCAATTGGGCGACCGTCTCGGCTTGGCGCTGGTATGCACCAACGCCGGCATTCCGGCGCTGCCCGATGCCGCTCCGACCGCGGCCGTCTACGACTCCGCCGGCCGCCACGTCGTCACCTATTCCATACCGCCGGTGCGCACCGAGGACGCCATGTTTGCCAGGGCGATCCACCTGGGCCGGCTCTACGTCATCGGTCGTTACGCCGCCCGCCTCTCCTACGCTGTCGCCGGGTTGCAACGGGTCGGATTGGTCGTCTTCGACGTTGTTGCCGGCGGCGATCCGGCTGGAGCTGTGATAGCCGGCTATCCTTTCCACCGGCCCCAGGGTGAGTTTCACGTTCTCGATCTGGACTCCGGCGAATTGGTCCGGGGTCGAAACCCGTTCGTCTAAAGGAGCTTCCCAATGGTATCCGACCTTCCTGTCCTTCCGCCCCCTTCCATGCGCTGGCGCGGGGCCTACCTGTTCGACGTTCTTGCCCCGAAGCGCAAGAGCGGCACCCAAGAACTGCTTCGCACCTGGCGCAGGACGCATAAGCTGTTCGATCCCGAACTGATTGTGCCCAACGGCGTGACTGACCTGGGCATCAACGACAACGAGAACGTCTACTTCGCTGGCAGCACCCAGCGGAGCCCGTGGTACTTCGGCCTGATTGACAACGCCGGCTTCACGGCGCTGGCCTCCGGAGACACGTCAGCTTCGCACGCCGGTTGGACAGAGTTCACAACCATCGTGGAGGCTAACCGTCAGGCGTGGTCTGTGGGTGCCGCGGCCGCCAAGACTATCACCGGCACCGCCAGCTCAGTGTTCACGATGGCCGGGGCCGCGAACATTAAGGGGGCGTTTCTGATTAGCAATAACACGCTGGGCGGCAGCACCGGCATGTTGTGGTCCACCGGAGCTTTCGGTGTGGTTCAGGCTTTGGTGACAAGTCAGGCATTGCGCGTAAACTATACACTGACCGGAGCCTCGTCGTAGGGGTGGTGGATTTCCACCACCTAGGCTATTGCGGCGCACCAATAGGAGGCAGAGTGGCACGGGTCAAAGCTATCGTCATCTGTACGCCGTCGCTGGGCGTCGTGTCGTTCTGGTGGGCCAGACAGATGATGAGTCTGGTTCACCCGCTCAACATCGGCAAAAAATTTGCGTTCGTCCAAGACGACGGCGACAGCGGTGTAGCCGATACGCGCAACCAAATCGTCCATGACGTGCTGCGGATGGATAACGATACACTGGAGGTTGATTCGCTGTTTTGGGTGGACGATGACGTGCTGGTCATGCCGGGTGCGCTACTGGCCCTGTACAATCATCACGTCCCGATTGCCTCGGGCGTTTACTTTACCAAGTGCGAGCTGCCGGAGGCCCTGATCTTTCCAGGGCGATTGCACGGCACGGCCAAGTTCTATCCGAACGAGATTATCCGCGACGGCTGGGGCCACGGCATGGGCCTATGCCTCATTAAGGCCGACGTGTACCGCAAGATGGCAGCGGCTGGCCTGGGAGTCGATCGTCACGGCAAGCCTGAGTGGTACAAGACCAGCAGCGACTTCAAGCTCGAAGGCAGCATGATCGACTGTGGCGGCACGGAAGATTTGTTCTTCCTGAACCGTGCCGGCGAGCTTGGCTACAAGACGGTCATCGATTGCACCAAGCACGCCTTTGGTTGGCACTACGACCTGAAAACTGGCCTGGGCTATCCTCAGAAGCAGTTCAACCAATGGGCGCATTGTCAGCCAATCGCTTGGGAAACCAACGACGGTCCTGTAACCTGGGAGTGAGCAATGGCGACCAAGAATCTGGAGAATTTTGAGACGCCCGGCGTCGTCGCTTGCACTCAGACTTCCCTGGGCATTGGCTCGTCGCGCGAATCGGCCGTCATCGACAACTCGGCGCTGCAATTTCTTGACGACGTAATTACGCTGACATTTACTATCGCCAGTGGCACGCCGTCTACGTCGGGGGCCAGTGTCAACATCTATGTCGCTGCCTCGCCGGATGGCACGCTGTTCCCAAGGGTCCAACTGCTAACCGGCGCTCCATTTCAGACTGGGGCTGGCGACGCCTCGGTCGGAGCCTTGGGAGCGCCGAACAATTTGCGGATGATTGGCTCGTTCGGCTTGCAAACCACTGTTAGCGTTGGCGAGCGCACGTTTACCACTGAGCCCATGTCGGTCATGCAGGCGCTCGGCTACCTTCCCAAAAAGTACAGCATTATCATTGAAAATTCGACTGGCGTGGTGTTCTCTTCGTCCACCACCACCACGGCTCAGAATCTGAACCACTCTCCGCTTTCGACCACCAGCGGCAACTGAGGGCTCTATGGTCCCGCAGGCGCTGCTTGTGGCTCCGCCAGTCAGTGTTGCCAGCGGCACGCTGGTTGGCATTGTTTCGTTCAGGGACAACTTGCGCCATCGCGTTGGCGGCGTGGTCGTCGGCGTCGTGGGCGGCACCACGGACCCGACGAGCGTAACGGACGATCAGAACAACCTCTACACGATGGTCACGTCCGCGAACGCCAGCGGAGCCATTCGTTCGTCCCTGTGGTATTGCCAGAGGATTTTCGGTTCTCCTAAGAGGATTACGGTCAAATGGCCCAGTAACGGCGCGGCCATTGTGCTGTCGGCTGTCTTTACCGATCAGCCGCTCCTGGTCACAACCTCAACAACCAATGCTGCAAACACAGGATCGTTGACGGTTGGTCCCTTGGCCGCCTCGAAGTCCGGCGAGGAATTAGTGTTCAGTGTCTGCGCCAGCAGCGGCAACCTCAACGGCGGGCCGGCAGGCTTCGTGTCTGTCAACCAGAGTGTCGCCGGTGGCTTCGGCTATGCGCTGCCGCCGAAGCGCGTCGCTACTTGGACCAATTCAGTTTCTGTTATCACCACAGCCTGTATTGCTTCCTTCCGGGCAATCCCGGTCGCAACCAATCCGTGGGCTTTCGATCCGATCGTCAAGTTTTCCGGCGGTACGCCGCCGGCTCCGCTGACAGCCTCGTACGCCGGAACGCTCACTTGGACCGGCACTTTTGTCGTTACCGGCGTCGATGCGCCATTTGGCACCACGCTGACCTGGATGGCCACGGCGCTGCCGACCGGAGAGGACGTGGCCTATTCGGTCCTGCTCACTTGGACCGGCACGTTCGTCCTGGCCGGCGTTGATGACTTCGTTGGTCACACGCTCACTTGGACCGGGACATTCCTGGCGGTCGGATTGGATGCCACCTGGGCAACCACGCTCACCTGGACCGGAGTGGACGCGGCAACCGGGATCGATGAACAACCCCTGGTGACTACCTTGACTTGGACCGGGGCGTTCGCCATCACCGGCATCGATGCCACCTGGGCAACCACTCTCACTTGGACCGGGGTGGACACAGCAACCGGCATCGATGAACAACCCTTGGCCGATACTCTTACCTGGACCGGCGCAGAAGTGGCCACTGGCGTCGATGCTCATTGGGCCACTACCTTGACGTGGACCGGGACGTTCGCCGCCACCGGCGTCGATGCGCGGTTTGCCCATACGCTCACCTGGAGCTGGCTCATCGAGGCTAACCGTGCCGCCGAGTCCGCCGTATTTTCCCTGTTGCTCTGGAGCGACCATTTTAGCTTCGACCAGGCTCCGCGCGTGATTCTCAATTGGTTCGATAGCTTCGACATTCCAGGCGTAGTGCGGCCGCCGGCCTCGGCGTCGTTTGCCGATACGCTTACCTGGACGGAGGCGGCCGGCAGCGACTTGTCATGGTTCGATCGTTTGACGTGGACCTCAGACCTGGGAAACCCGGTGTCGTCGGCGTTTTGGAGCGACACCTTGTTTTGGCACGACGCCAATGGCGGCTTCGATCCCAACGTCAACCTGCTTTCGACGGGCCGATACCGTCGCTAGGGAGACAGGTGGTGGAAATCCACCGCCCTTGAAATGGCGCTCCTTCCCGTACAAGCCAGCGTGGGCACCACCGGCACCGGAACGGTCCGACCGACCGTCTTTCCGTCAACGGTGACGAGCGGCAATGGCGTGGTGGTTCTGGTGTCCTATGGTGCCAATACCTTAACGTCGATCACCGACACTGAGGGCAACGCCTATTTGCTGGCCGGCGTCGGTAGCTTCTTCGGAGCCGATCTGGCGGCCATCTACTATTGCGCCAACGTCACCGGCGGCCCGGTCTTTACGGCTACGGCCCACTTCTCTTCTTCAACGCCAGCCGAAATTATTGCCTTCGAGGTTCCTGGCAACCTGACTCTCCAGGCCGCCAATGCGTCCGCCGGCAACAGCGTCAATCCCGCTCCAGGCGCGGTCAACACTGGAGTCGTCAATACGCTTGTCTTTGTCGTTCTCAACAAGACCGGCTCCGTCATTACGCCGCCGGCTGGCTTCACCGAGGCTCGCAACACTGGCACGTCAGACGCTGCCTATAACCCCTATGCCACCGTGCAGGTGGGGCTCGATCCGCCCTGGTCAACCACGGCCGGCACGCCCTGGGCCGCGGCGATCGCAGCCTTCTCGTCCACCGCAGGCGTCGGGCCGGCAACCGGCTTGGTGTTTGGAAACCTTACATTCTCGGGCTCATTCACCTTTGAGCCCGTCCTGGGCAACCTGCTGCGCTGGACGGCCTTCTTCGTCACCGGCGCTCCGATTGTGGCTAACGCTTCTTGGAGCGACACTTTGACCTGGAGCGTCAGCGCCATCAACGACTTGAACCTCAAGGATTTCATCCTGTGGACCGGGGCTAAGTTTGGCTTGGCCGAGTCGTACGACCGCCTGACTGATACACTCTCATGGGCAGGGCGGTTCGAGCCAGACGTGAACTTGCTGGCGGCCGGCAGGTACAGGAGGTAGGCATGGTCAGCGTTGAAGAACGCATACGCCAGCTCAAACAGGTGCCGCTTCTGGAAATCGAAATCGCCCGACTCAAGATTGAACTTGCCAGGGTGCAGCAGCGCCGCTGCGAGCTATGCCGGGAAAACCAACAGCTCAAGACAGGTGGTGGAAATCCACCACCTGCTTCCCTTCGTGAACGAACGACGATGGCGGAGAATTTGTAATGGGAAAAGGCCGTCCGCACAACTTGGTTAACTTCAGCACGGACGAACTTATCGCCGAAATTAGAAAGCGAGGGGTGGAAAATTCCTAATTTATTTGCTGAAACCCCGGATGACGTGGTTCTCATTGCCGATGGGTGGGGTCCAGTGTTGCGCTGGAACGGCTTCACCAATCAGGCGAGCCCGGCCGGCGTGCCGGCTCCGTCCAAGCTGCCGACCATGACATTCTCCGGCACCGGCCCTATCGTCGGCGCGTACCGCTGCTTTCTGCGCTACATCGACGCCAACGATTACCCCGGCAACCTGACGCCCATCGCCCCGGCTGACGTGATTGCCCTGTCCCGCTCCGGTGTAGTCGCCAAGGCTGTGGCTGGCACGCCGATTGTATTGACCATCACGGCTCACGGATTCAATAATTCGACCACCATCAAGACGACGGGCATCGCCGGCATCGTGGAGGCCAACGGCGTTTTCAAGGTGACGGTCATCGATGCCAACAATATCTCTCTCAACGGTTCGACCGCCGACGGGCTCAGCGAGTTCTACGGCGGCGGCGGGACTTGGATCGCCGGCACCGGCTTGGTGACGTACGGCAATCTGGAGGCTCCAGCGGACCCGCGAGTGGTGCGCCGTCAGATACTCCGCAACACCGATGGCCAGGAAGCGGTGTTCTACGTCGATATCGACACCACCGACCTGTCCAGCGCTACTCTTACCAGTACCCAGGACGACAACGCGCTCCAGACGGGCATCGCCGTGCCTTTTCTCGACTCCACTGGCAAGGACGTTTCCAATGTCAATGGCGAGCCGCCTAACAACAAGCCCTTGATCGTCTATCATCGAGGATTGGTTTTTATGGCTGGCGACGTGCGTTACACCGAGGGCGCTGTTGCCTTGACGTTCGGCTCCAATCAGGTGCATGGTATTGCAACGGAGTGGCGAGCGGCCGCGGCTGGCCGCTTCATCTACGTCGTCGGTGCGAACAAGGCGTACACGATTGCAGCCGTGGACGAGTTGAATCAGATCGTCACCCTGACAGAGCCGTACCTTGCACCGTCGCAGCCGTACGCTTTCTATGCCATTTGTTCGGCCGAGCCGGATCAGCGCACCGTCTACTATTCCGACGCCAGCCACGCCGAGGGCTTCTCGCCGCTTGTCGGCTTTACCATCGCCTCCGACGGCGACGACTTCACCGGCGAGTTGTCCTACGATTCGTTCCTCTACATTCTGGAACGCTCGCATATCTACAAACAGACGTATCAAACCGATCCCAACACAGACGGTGCCGTCTACCAGAGTTCCGATCGCGGCTGCGTCAACCAGCGCTGCGCCGTTAAGGCGGGTGAGAGCGTCTACATGCTGGACGAGAAGGGCATTCACGCCTTTGGCGGCCGCAACGCCGGCGATCGCAGCGATCCGGTGCAGACGCTCTTTCGCCCAGACGTGCCGGGGCCGAAGATCAACTTCGCGGCGGGCCGTTTCTTTCACGGTGTCTTGGATCAGACGACCGAAGTTATACGCTGGTTCGTTTCGCTCTCGGGAACCTATCTCCCCCGCCACGCCATTTGCTATCAATACGATCTTGACCGCTGGTGGATCGAGGAGTATCCGTGGCCGATATCCTGCTCATTCGTCGGCCGCCTCTACCGCCGGGCTCCGCTGGAGACGTGGGGAGCCGGGCGCTTGCAGGTATTCCTGGGCTCGACCGGCCGCCGCGTGTTCGCCGTTGGAGCTTCGCCGCTCGACGGAGTGCCACCACTCAAGGAGTACGCCTGCCCCATCACGACCGCCGGGTTTAACTGGTTGGAAACGCCGTCAGCGCTGCCGCCGTGCGTCAATGCTCCAGTGGTGATTGTCGGCGGCCGTGGCAAAGGACAGCGGCGCATTGTGGTCTCTATGTCGGGAACGAGACTGCGCCTGCGCGATCCGTGGCTGGTGCAGCCCGACGTGACCAGCACCATTCAGGTTGGCGGTATCGAGTGGAGCTGGAAGTCTGGCTGGATGGAATGGGCTGACGAAGAGACGACCAATCCGCGAGCGGTGGAAGTATCTTTCGGGCCTACGACGGTGCCCAGCGACGTGACCTTGAACCGCTTCCGTGACCGTAGCGATCAGGCTGACGTGATTGCTCTTGACCGTGCCGAGGACGGCGTGTTGGCTCGGGCCGGCGAGAGTGACGTATTGCTCTCGTTGGAACAGTTGCCGGGTGGCTTCGGACAGGCCCTGATGTTTTCGGGAAAGCAGTCGTACACTCGTGGGCCACAGGTTATCAGTGTGGGACTCAATGGTGTTGGCACCATCGATCCGGTGAAGCTCTATCAAATCGACGTTGACGGCGTTGTCGATCCGACTGGAATCATTCCCGATCGTCAGCTGCGCCGCCAGGGCGAAGGCGGGGGAGGGGGATAGCTATGGGCATAGAGTCTTTTTTCGGCGCTCAGGCCGATCGCTTGCTCCGCAAAGAGTGGGGTGACGACGTGGACAGTTTCGCGCAGGAACTGGTGGCCATGTTCACGTCTAAGGAACCGATCAACCTGACCGGACCTGTGACAATCGATCGTGGGAACGCCGACAATGTTCCGGCACTCACGATCAACGATGGTACTAACGGCAGCTCAGCGCCGATCGTCATTAATCGTACCGATGGCACCGGCTCGTCGCAGCCAAACGTCGATAGCGGCGGCGGCTATTCATGCTGTGGCTCCAGTTCGCAAAATGCTCCTCCCAAGATGCCGCCGGTCGATCAAGGCAAATTCCCGCCGGTTCCACCTGTGACGCCGGCTGGACCTCCGGGCGGTCTGCCTGATCCCAACATGCCCAGGCGTGAGTTTAGCGGCACTATCCTGATAAAAGTCGTGCAGGGCGAGCCGGATGTCTTCGGCTGGAATGGTCAACAGGTGCCGTTCATAGCTACGGGCTGTGTCCCGTACAAGCCGCCATCGGTGAATGGCCCAACGAGTGCTTTCGATCCTAGCCTGAATCAGCCCGAGCCCGTCACGGCGCAGCTGGCGGCGTTCATGGCAAAGTGGAGTCTCGACGGTTACGATCTCATCGCCGACACCGTAGCCGGTCCCGGTTCTCCTTGTGCTTAGGGCGAGCCGGACTATAATCTCAGGGGTGGTGGAAATCCACCACCTGAAAAACCAGGGGGCGTGCCATGCCTTATGCGAATGTTGGTTCAGTCGATCCGATGCCGTACGCTGGCTCGGTACAACAGATGTCTGATAACTTTATGCCGAGTCTGCAAGGTCAGGCCAATCAAATGAATGCCAGCCGCGGAGGCGGAGGCGGAGGAGGCGGCGGCGGGGGCGGCTTGCCCGGCGTCGGGGCCGGCGGTTTCGTACAGAAAACATTTGAGAACCAGTACGACAACCCTGGGCTCGACCTTCAGAAGGCCCAGCTTGCTGCGTCCAACGCCCACTGGAACGCCGCCTTCGGCGCTCTTCAGGGTCAGCTTGGCGCTGGTGGACAACGCTTCTCGCCGGCGGCCGGCCTGGGACCGCATATCACCACCGGCGGCGTTTGGAACCCGCAGCAGGTGGATCAGCAGGTGAACGCTGCTCGGGCCAAAAACGATCAGACGGCGGCCACGCAAAGTCGGGCCGCTGCCCAGGGCGCTGTTGGCCGTGGCTTCGCCGGCAACTCGCCCATGATCGCGGCGCTCCAGGGCCAGATAGGCGGAGCGAACATTGCCGCCGACGCTTCCAGTGAGGCCGGCATCCGCAGCAACGCCGCGCAAATGAACGCGAACCAGACGCTGAGTTCGCAGACCGAGGCTCAGAACCAGTTCGCTGCCCAGCAAGCTCAAGAGACGCAACGGACTGCGCCGCTCTACGCCCGCCAGAACGCCTTGATCGCCGCCCTGGCCGGCATTGCCTGAACTATTGGTGCGCCGCAATAGGAGTCTATCATGCCGGTTCCGATTCAGACACTAAACCCCGACCAGCAACCACTCTGGCCGCAGGCGCAAAACTCTCCAGTCGGCCCGGATCAACAGCCGCTTCGCGGTCCACGCGATCCGCGCGAGGCGGTTATGAGTTACGGCCGGAGCGCCGAGGACTTAGGGGCTCCCGGCGCTCCGCTTGCGCCGCCCGCAGCGCCGCCGGCGGCACCGGCCCCGGCGGCGGCAGCGTCTCTGGCCGCAGCCGGCGGCCCCATGACGATCTACAACGGCACCAACCGGACCGACGTGAACTTTCAACCGGCCGCCGGCGGCGGCGTGCAGGCGCAATCGATGACTGATCCCAACACCGGGGCGGTGTTTCAGCGCAGTCCCGCCGGCGGCTGGACGGTGCCGGGAGCCGGCGGCCCTGGCATGAGTTTCAACGATGCCCAGGCAGGAATCCAGGGTCAACAAGCCCAGCAGACGCTCAACCTGAACCGCGGCTTCCTGCCGAGTAACATGCAAGCCGGCATGGATCAGATTCTCCAGGGGATGCCGCCCGACATACGCAACACGCCTGGGGCCAGGGGCATGGCGATGGAGCAGATGAACAAGCAGGTTGGCCAGAATCAGGATTGGGCCAAGATCGGCCTAGGCCAAGGGGAATTGGATATCAAAAACCGCGGCCTCACCGAGGCTACCGATCCGATGAAGGTGCTGCGCCAACAGGCCGCGATCGCCATTGGCCACGCTCCCGACAAAGCCAATGAAATTCTCCAAGGCATGAACACCGCGATGGAGTCCAAGATGGGCCAGCGCGTCTTGGGAGGGGGAGTGGGACCAATGCCCGGTGTTGGCCCGGCCGCCCCTGGCGTTGGCGGGCTCGCTCAGCCGGGCGTCAGTCAAGCCCCTGGGCAGTTGCCGCCGACGACGCTGGCTGGTGCCAATCCGGGTGCAACGCCGCGCAACAAGTTTGACTTGCAGAACGAGCAGGACGCGGCGTTCGGTCCGGAGTTGTCCGCGTCCGTGAGGGAGAATCCCACGATCGCCAATGGTACAGCGACGTTTCCAACATCAACGGCGGCGCTGTTGCAACAGGCGTATGTCTACGATCAGCAGCATCCAGGCTTCATGCAGCAGCACGGCAAGGCTTTGTTGGCCGCCATACGACAGCGGCGCGGCATCAACTCTCCCGAAGAAACTGCGGGCGCTATGGGCAAGACTTATGGCGTTCTCGGCTATCCGTTGCTTGGAGATACGACTCCAGAAGACAAGGCTGGCGGCGCTTGGCGAGACGCCCTGGGCATGAAGAACGGCTTGCTCGGCAGTCGTGGTTCAGGTTTCCTCAAGTAGCAGAGCAGGTGACACGATGCCTAATTCTAACATTCCTCAAGCGCCGCCTCACGCCTTGCCGCCGGGCGGCAGGTTCGTTGAGCCTCCGTCTGCCGGCGGTCGGGTCATTCAACGATCGGCCGATGGAGGTTCCGTCAATGTCACGATGCCTGACGGCACGCTGCATCAGTGGGATGCAAGCGGCCCGCGGGGCTCGGCCGGCCGATACTTGGGCTCCTCTGACGGCGGCCAGCCGCAAGCTGGCCAGACTCAGTTGCCGTCGCCGCCAGCTGAAACCCAAGATCAGCAATTGACCCGCTTGGCGGCTTATCAGTTTGGCACCGCTAACAGATACTTGGCGAACGGGCCGCGTGTGCCGGGTCCGAGCGATGCGACTCTCGATGCCAATGCTGCTGGCTTATGGGACAAGGCGTTCGCGGCGGTTCCGCTGCAATTGAATCCGGCAGCGTTTGGCCTCGGAGGACCACAGTGATGGCAGAAGAGAGTCAGTGGCTGACGAACCCACGATCGTCCAGTTTCAGGGTGGTGGAAATCCACCACCTGACCGGGAGGCTTGAGCGTGAACTACTGGATTCTGTTCGCGGTCGCCCTGGCCGGCATTCTCTTTGGGGATGCGATAGGCATGTACAGCGAGCGGCGGGCATGGAAGGCCCGCGGCGCTGGCAACGACATTGGCTCGCCCCACTACTGCGACGGAACGCTGTACTACGTCATCCGGTCACAGGTGTTCAACGATCGGTGTATTGTCAAAGTGCCATAACCAAGGAGCCTCTCGATGCCGCTTCCTCCGTTTCCTCCCGGTATGCCTCCCCCAGGTATGCCTCCTCCCGGTATGCCTCCTCCCGGTATGCCTCCTCCCGGTATGCCTCCTCCCGGTATGCCGCCGCCGGGCATGATGCCGCCAGGGCTGGGGCCGCCGCCCCTGGGGCCTCCCGGTATGCCACCGCCTGGAATGGGTGGCCCTCCAGGGATGGGTGGCCCGCCTCCAGGCATGGGCGGCATGGGTGGCCCACCGATGGACCCGGCGCTTATGGCGATGCTGGCGTCTATGCCGCCCGACGACGGCCCCGGTGGCGAAGCCGGCGGGATCGGCGGCATGGACGGCTCGGGCATCGGCCCTCCCGGCTCGGGCGGCCAGCCGATGGACCCGGCGGTCCTGCAAATGATCGAGCAACTGATCGGCCCTGGCGGCCCTGGCGGCCCCGTACAGGGGCCTCGCGGTCCGGCGGGCATTCCCCCAGGCCCGGCCCCTCCAGGCCAGGGACAGCCAACCAGTGCGTGGCAACAGGCCCTTATGGGACTCGGGGCAGGGCCAGGGCTTGGCCGCTGACCCCCATATTTGCCAGCGCCACGCGACGATCTCCCTTGGGGGTAGCCTTGGCGTCCTCCAAGGGAGAAGTCGCGCCATAAGCGATCCTGGCGCAACTGTGGGCATGTTAAGATGGGTAGAATATGGGAGTGGAACCGGCGATCGCCGAATCAGTGTGTGGCTTTTGCCAACAAAAGTTCATTCATCGCGTCGGTGAGCCACGGCGGTTTTGTTCGCCTGAGTGCCGCAGAGCAGAGAAGGCTTTGCAGCAATCCGTAAAACTGTCAAGTGGCAGCGCTGGCGCGGTTAATGAGCTTATCGTTTCGGCTGATCTGTTGCGTCGCGGATATCATATCTTCCGGGCGATTAGCCCAAGTTGTCCGTGCGACTTAGTGCTACTGCACGGCGGCCGATGTTGGCGAGTTGAGGTTACGACCGCCTACGAAAATATGGACGGCAGGATCGTTGTTACCAAGCATAAGCCGGACAGATATGATATTATCGCCGGCGTACTGCCTGACGGCACGATTCATTATTCGTCGTTGCCATAAGGGTGGTGGAAATCCACCACCCTATTGCGGCGCACCAATAGGAGTTTTCTATGTCGGTTGACTTCGACTCTCTCGTCGCCGATCCGTTCACTTACATCCGCAACAAACAAGCGATGGATCAACAGGCGGCCGCGGAACAGGACGCTGCCAACAAGAGCGCGATCGCGCAGCCGATGGGCCCGCAAGAGCAAGACGGTTTGCTCAAGCAGATGCTCGGGGCCGGAGCCTCGGGCCTGGGCTTCGTCGGCGGCACGCTCGGCAAGCTCTTCGGCGGCCGTGCCATCCGGGCCGGGCTCCAGGGCCTGACCGGCGGACCCATGAACTGGCGGGAACTGGCCAGCGTGATCCCCGGCTCCGACATTACCGGCCTCACCGATCCGGAACAGACCGTCACTGGCCGCAACCTGCTCGATCAGTGGGGCATGACTTCGCCGACGACTCAGGACCAGCGCGGCACGTTCCAGTTGTCGGACCTGGCTGGCCCAGCCGTCGAAGCGGCCCTGGACCCGGCGACCTACCTGGCCTTCGGCGCTGGGGCCTCGACCAAGGCGGGACAGGCGGCCGAGCGGCTCGGGGTGCTGCCCAAGACGACGGCGGCCCGGATCGCCGGCTACACAGCGCCGGAGCAGATTGCCGCCAAGATGGGCATGACGCCGGCGGCCGCGGCTGCAAAAGCGGCCGAGGTTGGCGTCGATCTGAAGAGTCTGGTCGGCAAGCCGCTCGGCGGACTTGTCGGCTTAAAATTGCCGTTCACGACGGCCGCGGATTCCGGGGCCATTCTCGGCACCGGCCCCTGGGCGCAGAAGGCGGCCGAAACGATCGGCACGCCATTCAAGTGGCTCGGCTCGACCAGGGCGGCCGACTACGCTCGGGCCATGTTCAACCCGGAGGCGCAGGGTCAGCCGTACGCCAGCACGCAAGCGGAACTGATTGCCCAGGCCCCGTACACACGCACCGCCGGCGAGAACCTGCGGCGTGGGATCGGCGAGGCATACGATCCGCTCTTGGACTTCCGGGCCGCCGGTACGCTGCCGCCGGAGTATGCTCCGATGGTGCGCGGCGCTGCTGAGGGCTTCGGCGTCCCAGGCCCGCAGCTTGAGGGTGTGAGCGATGCCATCGCCCAAGCGGCCGCCCAGGCGAGCGCCTTGAAGGATGCCGCTCGCCAGCGCTTCGAGTCCGCCGGCGGCCAGATCAGTTCTTGGGGCAGCGTGTTCCCAGACGTGCAGCACTTCCCACGCTCGCCGACTCCGCTCGAAGTGCAGAGCCCCATCTTCCGCGGCAGCGGTCCTACGGAGAACCTGGGCAAGCAGTTCTACGCCGGCGTGCCCAACGCCATCCAGCGCAAGGATATTCTCGACTTGCCGGGCGGCACCGCTCAGGTCAACGAGTTGGTGCGGAACCCGGCGATCGGCACCAGTGCCCGCACCATCGGGGCCGCCCCCGGCTCGCCGCTCGACAAGCTTATGAACGTGCCCGGTCACGCCGACGCCATCACCGCCAAGCTCCAGGCGGCTATGGGAGCTTTCGCCCCGGCCGACCAGTTGCAGATGCAGGCGCTCATGGCGGCCGACAAGGCGGGCTCTTTGGCCCCGGCCGACGCCGTGATCCTCGACGGGCTCCGCAAACAGTATCTGGCCAGCCGCGCTGCGATGATGGGTACGATCCGCGAGGACGTGCTTGGCATGAAGCCGGTGGACGTGACGCAATTGCTGGCGCTACGCAAGGCTCCTGGCCCACTGACGGCCGCGGACGCGGCCCGCTTGGCTGAGCTGGAAGGTATGGAGGCGAACGCCCGCATGATCGGCGGCCGCATGAGCCGCATGTATGCCGAGCGGGCCACTGGCACCCTGGGCGATCCGGCGGCCGATATCATCCCCGGCGTCAGTAGGAGCTTGCAAGACCGGGCGGCCGAAGAGTACCTGCGCTCGCAAGTGTTCCAGCTCGATCCGCAGCGGCTCGCCGAGTTGACCAACGAGGCCGGGCTCGATCCTGGCAGCGTGGCCGCCTGGGCCTCCTCGAAGCCTTCCGAGCGGGCCGCCACTCTCCAAGGACTCCAGATGCCGGGTAAGTCTGGCGTCGGTAATCTCATCAGCGAGACGGGTAGGATACTTACGCCGGCGGAGGCGCAGGAGCTTCTTTCGTCCGGCCACTTGGATCGCATCGCCCGGCCGCTGGCCAAGTACCTTGGCCAGCTCGATCCGCAGCGGCAGACGCGCGGCCTGTTCTCCAACGATCCGTTCTCCGACTTGCTCCGATACGGCGAGTCGATGGTCAAGGGCACTGAGAAAGCCGACGTGGTGACGAACGTGCTGGGCCGCAACGCTGCCTTCGGCGGGGCTGGCAACGTCAAACTCCAGCCGCTCTTGAAGGAGTTGAAGCTCAATACGCCAGTGGCGCAAGCCAGGATCATGGAGCAGATGAATGCCGCCGGCGGCTTGCCCGGCGGCGTTGCCGGCAAGCTCGGGGACATTGGCAAGGCCAGGGTGAGTCCGCAGATTGCCGAGGCCATTCAGGCGCTCAACCCGCGCACCAAGATGCCGGAGTACATCAAGCCGACGCTCGCGGCCATCGATCAGGCCACCGGGGCCACCCGCGCCGCTCTGACCTATCCCTGGCCGTCGTTCCACGTCCGCAACCTTGTGACCGATGAAGTCAACTCTCTGATGCGCGTTGGACCCGGCGGCATCAAGTGGGGGCCGACGGCGCAGGCGCTGAGCCAGGGCAAGAACCCCGAAGCGCTGTTGAGTCTGCCGATGATCCAGCGGCTGGGCATCACAGACCCGGCCGAAGCGGCTCGTGTCGTTGGCCGCGAGGCGTTCGCTACCCAGGCGTTCGGCCGCGGCCAGGGCCGGCTGACCACTGAGGGGATGCAGTCGGCCGAGCGTGGCATTCTGCCGGCGATCCCCGGCGCGATTCCTTCGGCATCCCTGGCCGACATTGGCAGCGGCAAGGTACTGCCCAAGGATTGGAGCTTCAACCCGGCCAGGACCGAGGGCATCCTTGGCCAGACCGAGACGAAGTTTGCTCCTGGCGTACTCGGCCGAACCGCGGCCGATTGGGAGGATACCACCGCTCGCGGCGGCTTGTTCCTGCACTTGCTGGAACAGGACTACACTCCCGCGGCCGCTCGGGCCATTGTCGATAAGACCGTCTACGGCGGCGCTCAGTTCACGCCGTTCGAGAAAGGTTTCGTGCGCCGGCTGATGCCGTTCTACGGCTACACCAAGTACGTCATTCCCCAGCAGTTGACCAACATCGCCAATTACCCTGGCGGCCTTGCTGCCCAGGGCATCCGCATGGCCAATGCCCAGCGGGATCAGGCCGGCTACCTGCCGGAGTATCTTGCTGGCGGCTTGGCCATCCCGATCGGCCAGCAGGAGGACGGCACGCAACGCTACCTCTCCAAGCTCGACATGCCGTGGGAAATGCCGTTCAACATGGTGAAGCCGGGCGGTAACGTATCCTCGACCATCACCGGCACCGGCATGGGCCTCCTGGGCCAGATGAATCCATTGCTCAAGGGCGCTCTGGAGGTTGCGACCAATCGTCAGTTCTACACTGGCCGCGATCTGGATACGCTTCAGCGCACGCTGACCGGCGTGCCGGCGATCGACAACCTGTTCTACAACAGTCCGGCAGCGCGCGTTTTGACGACCGGCGGCACTCTGGCCGACGTGCGCAAGGACGTGCCAACGAAGCTGCTGGGATTGACGACGGGAGTTAAGCTGACCGATGTAGACATGAACCGCGAGCGTGCCTTTGGTACGCTCGCGGCCGTGAAGGATTATTTGGCTCACGATCCAAACGCTGCCCAGCACGTCAACTACACACCGGCGAAGGGGCAGGAGTTAACGCCCCAAGAAGTGCAGGTGTTCCAGTTGCTCAAGCAGTTGCAGGCCCAGGCGACTCACGCCGCGGCCGCGGCCAAGAAGGGCGGATAGGCTCACGACTCCGGCGCAAGGACCGCGGTGACTGCAATGTCGTAGAAGCTCCCGTCGCCCAGCAAGTCAATTCCCAGGCCGACAGCGCGGAAGAGCGGCGTGCAGCGATAGCTCAAGACCGCGCTATTGGCCAAGCCGTCGCCGAAGCGGACGACGTAGCCGTTGGCACCACCGACGCACTCGATGGTGTAACTGCCGCCGAGAATGCCCCAGGAGTCGTTGCCGCTCCCGCCGGAGGGCGGCATGAGCCAAGGTAGCTGGTCGATCCGGTCGGGGTGTTCGCCATCGACGCTGGTTATGTTCACGTTCAACGAGACAGTGGAGTCGATGAGTGGACACGCAGCAGCACGCATAATGAGTCCTCCAAGAATGGGCCGGGAAATGACGATGGCGGGGATGTTGCCGAGGCACCCCCGCCACCTAGCGTTCCTATTCCGATACCGACCGGAAGTCAGAGCGCTGAGAACAGTATAGCAACAAGGGTGGTGGAAATCCACCACCCTTGTTTTACTTCACCCGCCTGGGCGAACCGTCCGGCATGGCGATGCCCGACAGTTGCGTTGAGCCGGCATCCTCGGGACCGTTGTAGACAGGCCAGAGCCCGCTCAGCAGCGTGCCGCAGCGTGGACAAGTGTGGCAATGGAAGTCGTTGGCGCAGCTATCAGCGTGCTGCCAGACGTGGCCGCACTTTTGGTTGCTGCACTTGTGCTTGTGAATGCTCACTTTCAGCGGCTCAGTCTGAACCTTCTTGGGCTTCGCTGCTCTCGGCATAGCTGCCATCCTTCCTGTTGGCCTTCCTATTGGTGCGCCGCAATAGCCTAGAGCCCCAGGGCCTCGGCCAAGTTCGTGACCAGCTCGTCGCCGACGATCGTGCCTCCCACCGCCTTGGCCCGGCGCTCCGTCTCTACCACGGCGCGTACGCTGGCCAGCATAGCTTCCACGGTCCGCAGTTTCTTGGTGACTTGGCGTTCGGCCTCATGGGCCGCCGTGGCTGAGGCGGCGTGGTAGTGGTAGGCCGCCTCACACTGATCGAGCAACCTGACGATCGTGTCGCCGGCGGCGTAGGTCGGGCCGCCGCCGAGGACAAAGCGCAGATCGTGCAGGGCGGCCAGCGGCGTGGGCGGCACAAGCTGCGGCACGACCAGCAAGCCGGTCATGGGGGCCAATCGCCTCATCGCTTCGGTGATGGCTTCGGCGATGCGGTACAAGTCCGTGGGCGTGAATGCCCCGTCGCAGACGGCCTCGCCGTCCGGCGTCAGCTCGACGGTATCGCCTGTGTCGCTCTCGTCGTCCCATTCCTTGAGAAGCTCGTTGCGCACCTGCTCGCACGCGGAGTATATCTCTGGCCCCCATTTTGCCTGAACAGGGGCAATGTCGGCTAGAGCTTCGGCGTCCTCATCGGACAAACTGCCAGATGGAATCTGTTCGTCGGCCATTTGTCTTGCTCCGTTAGGTGTGAAAATGGTCCCCGGTTGGTCGCATTTATTTGCTCCGCTTCACCCATAGGTAGCGACTGCGGATAACCTTTCGGTACAACCGGGGCCGGGCATCTACTTGCGAACCTTGATCGTGCAAAGGCCCTTGCGGGCTGGAATCTCGTCGCCCTTGACCCACTTGCCGGCGCTGCTGAGGCCGTCAACGCTCTCCTGATCCAGCTTGACGGGATACCATTCGTCCTTCTCTGTGTCGAATGCTTCAAGGGCCACGGCGTCGTAAGTGCCCTTGCGCTTGTCCGTGACTGTCAGCTTGTCGCCCTTCTTAACCTTCATCGCAACCTCCTCTTGGTTAAAGATCGTTCCAACCATTTTTATCCGCCACAGCCTCCGGCGGCAGCGCCGGCTCGAAGAAGTGAAAGACGTACGTTGGCCCATCGGGCGGCCCCCGCCAGAACCCTAGCGTCACCTGGGCGTTGCCGACGAAGCGTATGCGGTCGATCATCAGGTTGACCACGCCGCGATTGTCGATCTTGCCGGTCATGTACTTCTCGGAAATTGAGCCCGGCGCAGCCACCGACGAGCTGACGTGCAGGTAGTTGCCGAAACTGTAATGGTCCACCGAGACGATCATGCGCAAGCCGTCGTGGAAGTCAAAGACGTTGCTGCGGTACAGGCCGGGGCGATCGAACTCTTTGTCCACAGGTTGGCCACGCTGATCCAAGGGCGGCTCGAACCTGTACCAGTTCCAGACTTTCTCCACCGCTTGCGGCCAGCGGCGGCGTGCCAGGGTGGCGCTCTCGGGCTCGATCGGCAACATGGCGTGACCTCCTAGTTTCGGCAATACTGCGACGGCGTGTACCGCGACTTGGCGGTGAAGATTTTCACGTCCCAACAGTGAACCTGATGCTCGCCCAATTCAACCTTGGCGTTGATGACTTCGGCTACCGCGTGAGCAAACTGGTGATAGAAGCCCTGTTCATTCCAGGGCTCAGGGAGCTTTTCGGCCAAGCGGATTTGCTCCGTCAGCATCCTGGCCATTGCGCCTCCGACCAGGGCGCGGGTGCAATAATCGGCCACGGCTGTGACACGTTGGGCCGTTGGCAAAGTCAGGCCGTTCGTCTGGACTGTGAGCATGAAAATGTCCGCGCACCACAGGCGGCATTGCTCGACGGCCTGTTTCATCTTCACTTCGATATCGGGCATGATTCCCCTCCGTAGAGGGGTGGTGGAAATCCACCACCCCTGGATTTCGTTCAGTCCGTGTGGCGAAAGTCGTGGGCCGTGGCTAACGGAACCGGCCGCCGCCAAAGGAACGCTTCAACCCGCTCGCTGCCCTCATCGACAAGCTCGGCCGTGAAGCCGTAGCGTTTGAGTGCATCGCGCAGGTGGCTGTTGAGTACGTCGTACAAGCCTATCATCTTGTACTGGAGCTTTGCAAGGCGCACGAACTCTCGGAAGTGGCCCTGGCGTTTTCTATGGACGCTATCGCCAGAATGTCCAGGCGCTCGCCACCGTCCGTGACTCGGGCCAAGCCCTTGAGTCCCAATGGCGAATGGAAGTTCATCCAAGCCGTTCCGCCAAAGAGGCGTGCGAATAAGTCGGACACCATGTCTGCCGTCAAGGGGCCGATGACATTGAACTCGGCCGAGAGTGCTGTTACGTCGGCCGCCGCGGCCGCTATGTCGCCCTTGTCGAAGCCTACGGTGCGTACCGGGATGCCGATGGCTTCCAGAGAAAGGATCATGCCGCTCAGGTCGTCATTCGTCATCATCGATTTCCGCCTCCATTTCTTTGAGCAGAGCGCTGATATCGTCAGCGTCCAAGTCCTCATCGTCCTCATCGTCGCCCATGTCCTTCTCCAGGCTGGCCAGGGCGTTCCACGTCTCCTCATCGTAGTCGAGGGCGTCCGCTCGGAATATGTCTGCCGGGTCGGACAGGTCGCCCTGCTCGGCCAGCGAGCCCCACAGTTGCACGGCCGCTCCGGGGAGCATGTCGTCAATGGCCTTGGCCAGGGCCATCTGCATACTCACGTCGTCGCCGCCCATCGCTACCAAGCCGTCCTCAGTGAACTTGCCTTCCAGGCTTTGAGCGGCCGCCAGCTTCTTGCCCATCAACTGCATGGCCGCCTCTTGAATGGTGCCTTCGTAGTACAGGTAGTGGACCCGGCACTCCAGCTTCTGGCCGATGCGCCAGCTACGGGCGGCCGCTTGCCGCAGCGTGAACAAGTTGTAGCCCGTCTCATAAAAGATCAGGGTCGGGAAGTTGTGGCCCCCTTTCTTGTCGAACAGGTCCAGGCCGGTTTCTACCAGCTTGGGATGACTGACGACCACCTGATAGCGGCCGCCCTTGTTGTTGATCCAATGCTCGCGGTCGGTGGACTTGACCGATGAACGCAAAGCGATCGCCCGGACCCCGGCGTCGTTGACGATATCCACGATGCGGCTGAGTACATCGTGAGTGTCGGTGTTCTGGACGTAGACCCATACCTGTCGGCCGCTGGCGACTTCGGCTTTGATAAGCTCCAAGAGCTTCTTCTCTTTCGGCCGCAGCTTCTCGTGCAGGGTGATCGGCTGCACCACCGGCACGAAGAACTTGCCTTCCGGATTCCGCGGCGTGGGTTCGCCCCGCCGCCAGTAGCCGACCATCGGCCAGTTGAACGGATAGTCGATCCAGCAGAGCAAGGTCTGGAGCAAGGCCCCGAGCAGCGAGCGGTCGCCGTTGCGGATCAGTTCGCGGTTGGCTTCCCGTAGCTCCGTGTCGATGCGGAGATACTCTTTGGCCTGATCCGCGTCCGGCAGGATCGGCCAAGTGAACTCGCGCAGCTTTGGCAACTGGTCGCTGATCTGCTCCAGTTCCATGTAAGCCGTCACGCCCAGCAGGTGCCGGCCGAACAGCAAGGGTGAGACGCCGGGCCGGACGTACTCGGCGACGTTACGGCCCTTGGACTTGCCGCGGCCATGCTTGCCCGTCACTGTGGTTTCGCCGCTCGTCTCGGTCGTGACCCGCTCGATGCGGCCGTAGCGCTTGTCGAACAGGCCGGGATTGTTCCAGCCCAGCCCTTCGGCCAGCAGCGTCCGCGGATTCAGGCGGAACAGCAGCGGCCGGACGTGGTTGGCCAAGCCGCCGATCAGCGTGCCGGTCAGTGCCAGAGTCTTGCGACAGGCGGCCGCCATGCAGCCGGCCGCCTCGCCCTGCTCCGACGTGGCGCTCTTCTCTTCGTGGGCCTCATCGAGGACGAAGTAGTGGAAGTAATTCCGCAAACGCTTGTGGATGAACTTGTCTGGAGCGAAGCGGTCCAGGCCGCCGGCTTGCTTGCCCTTGTGCTGCCAAAGGCGCTCGCCGCACTCGGCCACGGTTTCGATCATGCCGTTGGGGCCGCCGCGTTGGCCGCGGGCCTTGCGCTTGCTGACGAAGTTCTTGCACGTCCGCTGGGCCTTGGCGAAATACTCCGGCGGCAGGAAGTTGCCATCCCTGTCCTTCTGTGGCAAGCCGCACTTCGGACAGCGCTGGCCCGGCCGCAGCTTGCGCAGCTTCTTGAAGCGCGTTGAGGCTGGCCGCCACTCCGCGCCCAGCTTGATCTTGTCGCGGCCGATGACGAACCACTCCGGGCACGTCGGCGCGATGCGGCGCTTGGCGTAGAGCTTCGGCAGCATCTTGCAGGAGTCCAGCATCGTCACCCTGGCGTCGGGGATCGTCGCCAGGATTTCCGCCTTCCACTTGTGAACCAAGTGGCCGGGGCACATCACGATCGCCCGGTACGGCTTGCCCTTGGCGTCCATGTCGGCGGTGACGATGGCCATGAAGGTCTTGCCGGTGCCCATCTTCGAGCAGAGCAAGATGCCGGGCTCGCGGGGAATGGCGGCCACCAGTCCGGCTATCAGGTGAGCCTGACTCGGGAACGGCTTGCGCTTGTAGCGCGAGAAGTCCGGCAGCGGATCGCGCCCCGGAACGTGCAGGGGATTCAGGGCGCTCTCGGCGTTGTTGCCGAGCAGAGAGCCGTAGGTGGCCAGGTATTCATCGAGCGTGGTTGCGTTCATGGCTTGTCAATTCTCCCTTCGGTTGACTCGAACAGGTGCAGGGTCGTGGGGTGGATATCGACGTACTCAGCGCCGCCTGTGCGTCGCGGGAAGATCAGGACCATTGGAATGTCCGCCTGGATCAGGCGATACATCGCGTGCTTCAACTCGTCCCAGGTGGGCACGCGATCCGGCTTGCCCTGCTTGTCGCGGTGCGAGAGCGACAGGTGCCAGAGCGGGCGGCCCTGGAACACCATGTCATGGCTGACCAGGGCGACGAGGGCTCCGTCGTCTACGTCGGCCATGTAACCTTTGGGATCAGCCGCTTGTTTGCCGACGAATCTCTCTATCTGCTCCGGCGGCATTGGAATCCTGTACCAGCGGATGCCGCGAACCTTTTCGCTGATGGTGCCGGGTATGCCAGCTTGACGCTCCATCGGACCCTCCGTTTGCAAGGGTGGTGGAAATCCACCACCTGACCTGAAAGCTATTGCGGCGCACCAATAGGCGGACGAGTCTACACAATCTTGATCGCCTTGTCCATCAGGCCCTTGCGGACGATCTTGTCCAGTTGCTCGTCCTCGGCCACCATGTAGGCGCAGTCGCAGCCGTAGCACTTGGCCTTAACGATCAGTTCGTTTATGAGCATCTGTTCGCAGATATAACCGGCCCATTCGCGGACGATCGGCGTGGTGAACCGGCCGTCGTTCAGTTCCTGCCAGACGGCTTCCTCGCTTAGCACCGGCATGAAGCCGGGTCGCTTGGACTTCAAGACCAAGTGGTAGGTGTTGAACCCCAAGCTGTGGGCAAACGCTTCGTAGCCGTAAGGCGAGCGTGTGAATGACGCCCCTGGAGCAATGCCGCTGCTGTAGTTACCGTCGCTGTGATCGACCCACAATTGGAACGTCACCTTGGGACTGTAGGCCACCGCCCGCAGAGCCTTGATAGAGCCCTGTGGACCGGCCACGCTCAGGTAGAGCAATTCTCTGCTGTAGTCCCTGGTGACGGCAGCGGCGTCGAAGGCGAAGCTGTGTTCGCATTCGGTGGCTGTGATTCTGAGTTGCCGGGTTTCTCGGCTGACGCTTCGAGTGGCGCTTCCAGCGCTGCTGCTGGGTTCTCGTCCAGGCCGTAGCCCGCCGGCATCTTGCCCGAGTGCAGGAGAATCTCGTACTCCTGTGCGTAAGTGCTGACTGTCATTAGCGACCACTTTTTCACTCCCTTTCTATTGGGGATTTTGGCCTCGAATAGTTTGTTGCCGATCGAACGCAACGTCTCGCCGTTGCAGCGCATAAGGTAGATGCGGCGCATCAGGCGCAACTCGTAATCGTTGACGACCCAAACCCGGTGGTAAATATCGTGTCCCAGCTTCCTCTCACCCGTAGGCGTTTTCTTTACCATGAAGCCGTGAGGCGGGCTGGGCTTATGCACCAAACCCTGGCGCTCCTTCTCCGCCAGGACAGCCTTGACCCGCTCCCGGTTCAGGCTCCGCTCAAACTCCGCGAAGATGGACAGGAACGCCACCATCAAGCGACCCATCGGATTGGACGTGTCGAGCCCATACTCAACGAAGTGGCAGTACACGCCCATCTTCTCCCAATGGTCGAGGGTGGCGAAGGTGTCCCCCATGTTGCGGAATGCCCGGTCCGGCTTGGTGAAGATGATATGGTCCCCCGGTTGCACGGAGTCATAGACCACCTTGCCGGCCTTGCGTTGCCGGAACGGCACCCGCCCCGACACTTCCTCATCGGCGAAGTAGCCGAGGTAGGTGCAGCCCAGCGCCTTGAGCCGCCATTCGACGTAACCCAGCAGTCGCTGCTCCTGGGCCTGGAGCGAAGTCTGCTGATGACCCGTCGATACCCGGCCGTAGGCAAAGACGCGGGCCGGCGGCGATGGCTCGCTGGCCACTTGAACCGATGGCTTCATGCTGCTCTTCTTGCGGGTCACGATCCTGCCCTCCTGACCTTACCCCGCGGCCGTGGCTCATCCTTGGCCGCAACGAACTGTTGGAAGTTGCCGCGGTTGACGGTGATGGCGCGCTTGGTGGCACGCTCATACTCGTTCCTCAGATTAGCCAACTCTTTGCTGACATGCTTTTCCAGTTCCTTAGCCTTGGCGATGACGCTCTGCACAGCCTTCTCGACCTTGGCGTCGTAGAGATACCAGTCGTGGCCACCCCAGGAGCGCACCCTGGCGCTGCCATCTTTCTTGGTGATGAAGCTTTTCTCCCAGGCCACGGCCTCAAGCGCCTCGAAATCGCCAATGCTGATGCTGCCGCTCGGATCGTCAAAGCGCATGATTTTAATGCTGGCGTTGTGCCGCTTGAGCAGATCGTCCAGTTGCTTGATCGACGGCTTGATCTTCCAGCCGACTGACCAGAACATGGCGAAGCGGCCATCGGGCAGAAGGTACACCGGTGGATCGGTGGCTCGGAAGAGCTTGGCGTCAAACCCTTTGATCCGTTCTGTCTGTTTCGGTTCTGACATGGCGATTCTCCCAGGTGGTGGAAATCCACCACCCTTACTTGAGTTCGTGAAACGTGCCGTCTTGCGTGACGGCGCGGATGGACAGAATAAAACGCTCCGCTTCGACCGTCTTGTTCACCAGAGTGCCATCGTCGCGCTCTTCCGTGGTCGCCTCCTTGAGGTATGTTTCCTTGATACAGCTTCCCCGTATGACGTGGGGTTCTTCTCCCGGCGGGCGAACGGTGCCGTTCAGGTGCCCGGCCGAAAGCAGAACGGCCGTGTGCCCCTTGGACAGCGGCAGCGGCGGGCGGCCCAATGGCAGGGGCACCGGCGGCCGCAAGTGTTCCTGCAACGGACTGGCCGCCAGTACCCGCTCTATCTCCAGCACCGTCATGGCCATCTTGGCGAACGTCCGTGGCCGCGCCTTACTCTTGGGGATGACGTACTTGCCGGCATCCGAGCCCACCAGAGCAGGCGGGATCGGCGGATACAATTCCTCCTGCCGCGACAATTCCTTGTGATACTTGCGCTTGACGCCGATGTAGAAGCTCTCGCGGAACTTGCGAACCTCGCCAGGAAACGGCGTCTGCTTGAAGTCGTCAAGCCGCGGGTTCAGGTACTGCAAGCCAGGGGAGTAGTCCCCCATCACGTCCTCGGGCACGACGTAGATCAGGATGCCGCCTACGGCCAGCCAGTCGAAACAACGGTGCAGGAACTGCTGCTGAGTCGAGCCGCCGCCTATCTCGTCGTCGTACGGCGGATTCAGGTACAGCACCTGTATACTGTTGGCCGTGATGGCGCAGTTGAACACGTCGGCCGGAGCCAGACAGCGCTCGTCGCCGATCTTCTGCTTGCACGCCCGAGCCCGGCCCTCGTCCAGTTCGACGGCCCAGGGCGAGGCTTCCTCGAACGCTGCCGCCAATTGATTGAGCGCCTCGCCCTTGCCGGCGCACGGGTCCAAGATGTTGAACGGCCCTTCGGCCGAGAGCGCCCGCAGAATCTTGGCGATCGCCGTTTCATGGGCCGGATAGAAGCCGGCCTTCTGCTGACTAGCCAGACGCGCCATCGGTATCCCCTTTTGGCTGGGTGTTGCCGGTCGAGCCCGGCACGCACGGTTCATGTACCCACTCGTAGACGCCGGTGAGGTTCAGCGACCTGACCAGCCGACCGCACCAAGCACAGGTTGCCATGCAGCCGTAATACTCGTCAGCCCGCAGCAGCTTCCTGGGTGATTCACTGTCGCCGTTTGATATTGCGTACAGCATCACTTCTTCCCCCTCATAAAGCCGGGCACCTTGCCGGCGATCTTGTCCGCGGCCGCCCGTTCCTTCCCTGCCCGCTTCCGCGACTTAGCGGTCAACGCCTCCCGCTGACGAGCGATAGCTTCCGTCACCTTGGGCGGCAGGAACAACTGCACGCTGGTTTCGCTATCGACGTAGACGATGAACGTGGTGTCGCCTTGCTCCCTCTGGCGCAGCGTCCAGACGATGAATGTCTGTGCCGCCCCGATCAGCGGCGTATACAGGCTGATCGTGGAAGGCTTGGTAGCGCTCACGTCTGGCAGTTCAGCCAGTGAACCTAACATGCGATCGAACTTGCTGGGCGACTTGTAGTTCTGTTCCACGATGTTCTCTCTCGGCATGTTCGTAGCTCCTGTAGAAGAGGGGTGGTGGAAATCCACCACCCCTCGGGTGTGACCTTCTATTGCGGCACCGCAATAGCTAACCGTCGATGGTGAAGTAGGCGTGACGGCCACGCTCCTGAACGAAGCATAGACGCCTGCCGAAGTCGGGCGCTAGGAGCGTCCGGACGGCTTCGATGTACAACTTGTCAGTGACCAATCGACTCGCCGGATGCGGCACGACGACCATAGGCCCGGACCACAGCGGCGGCACGGCCTGACCAGCAACCGTACCACAGCATACTACCACGTCCGGCTTGTGCAAATCTAGCTCCGAAGCGATCCATTTTGGATCGGCCGGAAACTTGCCCGCTGAGTCCCCGTAGCTCACCTTGGGAGAGGCATTCGAGAACGCCATGTCCTCCCGCTCGAAGCAGTCCTCGCCCAGGAGCTTTCGGAGGCGATTGCCCGAGCGACAGCGGCCCGTAGCCCACAGCCAGCCGAGCCGCCATTCCGAGGACCATTCAGGGAGCGGGACCGCCACCCCCTTCTGCTTGTGCCAGCCGTGTAGTGGCCGGTGGAACCAAGCGTTCTGTAGAAACGTCAGTATCATTCGTCCTCCGGATGGTTGTCGCTGCTGATCGACGGCCTGTAGTCCTCGATCATCTTGGCGATGGCGCTCACGTCGCCGGCGAACTGGCTGGTCATGTTCCGCTGCTTGATTGCAGCCTCGCGGATTTTTCCGTGAAGCTCGTTGACGTGACCGTAGGCGTTCTTGGCCGCCTCCCGCAGTTCCATGTTCGTCTCCATGATGACGCGCAGGACATTGACGAGCCGGGCCGCCTCAGCCGCCGGCATGGGGCCGGTTGGCTTGTAGAGATTGAGCAAGCTGGGCCGCCCGCTGGTGATGGCAATGACAACCTCTTGCGTGGCACAGTGGACAAGCTCGGTCAGGTCGTCCAGGTTCCGCATCCGGAACGACTTGACCGTATCTGGTGCGGCGTCCACGTCAGCGAGTCCTTTCTTGGCGGTCGTGTGACCCTTGCTGTCGGTGCGCGTGATGAACTTTCCCATTGGGCCGTCCTCATGGTGCCTGTGGTTGGCCCATCCTATTGCGGCACCGCAATAGGATGGGCGACGGCTCAGCCGTCAAACGGAATCGTTGTCGGCTTCTTCGGCAGCTTACTGATATCGTTGCGCTCGATGCCCTCGCACAGCGCCAGGCGCACCAGTGTGTCCCACGATATCAGCCAGAAGTTGCCCGTCTGATTGGACTGGATGATCGGCAGACCGTTCAGGCCCATCGATATCTCGTAGGTCCACTTAGGTCGATTGGGATTCTCCAGTTGTCCCACGACCCGCCGGGGCGGTTCCAGCTTCTCGTCATACACTTGGCCCAGGGGGGCCGGATAGCTCGTCGGCGGAGCGCTCCAATTGGGGCGACGGGGCGCTTCCGGCAGACTTGGCTTGGCCGCGCGACGCTTCGCCATCATCCCTCCCGACGCCGGGTAAGCCGGGGTTCTGTTCCCGCGGCAAACCTTCCGGCAGTTCGTCGTTCAACTCAACGCCCTCGCCCACGGCCAGAGCGTAGAAATCCTTCCATCCTATGAAGAACACTTTGCCCGTCTTGACGGAGCGGAGCCCGACGCCGGCGGCCGACTTGCCGAAGATGGCCAGCATGTCTTGGCCGCCGCCGGTCCAGTAGCCGAGGTCTTGCCAGTCGGAAGGCATCGTGGTGCCTTTGGGATGCAACTCTCCGAGCCCGGTCGCTCGCGTAATGCTTGCCATGCGAACCTCCTAAAGAACTTTGGTCTTACTGCCGAACTCCATTATCACCACGTCGCCGGAGCCGCTGGTCGCCTCGAAGTGCATAGCCTTGAAGAAATTCGCGGCTCCAGGCAGGAGACAATAGGGCACTTCCACCACGACTTGCACGCCGTCGCCGTGGCCCTGGATTAACAGTTGCTCCAGCAACTGCCGGCCTATGGCCATGCGCCACCAGTCGGGGTGGACCGTTAGATGCTTGATGATGCAGACGCCCGCGGCCTGTTCCCAGGAGAGCCAGCCGCGGACGCTCTGGTGACAATCGACGGCGACGACGTTGTGGCGGAACGGCTGGCGTAAACAGAACTCCACGTCGTTCATCGACAGGCACAACTTTGGGCTGACATGGCGGTGCGCCGCCCACTCCAATTCATGAACTTGCCATGCGTCACGCCACTTCATCGCCCTCACCTTTGTCTCCGGCACGATCAGCCTCCCTTTGCCCAGGTGTCGGATTTCCACCACCCTTTAGGATATTGATACTCTCGGTCAGAGCGGTGAGCAAGCCTTCGGCTTCGGCCAGCGGCAGCACCGCCGAGAACGGCGAGCGATCGTGGGTAGCTACGGTGACGCAGACGCCACTGATGCCAGAAACGACCGCGATACCCATATGGTATGGCCAGCCAAGCCGAATGCGTTTCGCCTCTGCACCGTCGGCCAGGAGCATTAGCCTGACCTTTTGTTGCTGGTGAGTCAGCTTCATCGGAGTGATCCTTGGAGCGCCGAGGGGAAGCCCGGCCTATTGCGGCGCACCAATAGGCCGGGCAGTCCTCACGCGACCTGGGTGCCGGCGGCGATCTTGAGCTTGTGATCCTCGATCAGCTTGGCGTCGGCCATGCTCAGGTTGCCCATCATGGTCAACAGTTCCAAGCTGTGCTTCCAGAGATTGGCGATGGCGTCGAAGGTCGGGCGATAGGCGAACGCCAGACGCATCCGGTCGCCATCGGGAAGCTCCAGCTTCTCAACGGTGGCGTAAGCCTTGTCGGCATCGCCGCCGGCACCGGCCATCGCCGTGCAGATAGCGCTGGCCCGGTAGTGCCAGTCGGCCCAGGAGCGGCGATTGAAGTAGCGTGAGCCATACTCAACCACCTTATACTGCTTCTTGTGGGCCTCATCGAACTGCTCGTACAGGCCAGTCGCCAGGAAAATGGCGAACGCTTCCGGACCCTGGCCGGCGTGCAAACCATAGTGGTGGACGTGGCCTTTCTCGGCGTCGGTGTACAGCACCACCATGTCCGAATAGGTGGACGCCTTGGGCTTGTTCCAAAACTCGCCCGGCTTCTTCGGGTTGGTCGTCTGCGACATGAAGCGCTGCCGCCCCTTGGCGGCCCCGCGGGTCGCTGTCTCGGTCCAGAAGCGGATGCGGCAGCGCAGGGTAAACCCGAACGGATAATCCTCAACGACATGCGCCGTCTCGGGGGACGTGGCCCCCAGGATGATGACGGCCCCTTTGGCTTCTTCGCTCATCTTGCTGTCCTCTGGTGGTGAGAAAAACTCAGGTGGTGGAAATCCGCCATCCTTAGTCACGGTCAAGTCTATCGTGCTGACAGCCGATCTGCCCGCATTCGCCACAGTAATCTTTGCGCTTCAGTTCGATCAGGTCGTCCGGATCGACAGAGTGCTTCTTGTCGTCTCCGACTATGACGGCCACGACCTTGCCGGTCCGTTCCTCGATGCCGGTCCATTCGGTGTCGGCGTCTGGCTCAGTCTCCCAGCCTAGGATGCGGACGGCAACAGCCGGCCAGCCTCCGATCCGGAAGCTGCCCGAGAACTTTTGGTCAGCTTCGTAGTGAGCGAGCTTCACGATTGTCCTCCTATTGCGGCGCACCAATAGCCGCTTAAAACGATGCGGGGCCGGACCCACTGTGAGCCCGGCCCCGCATCGCACTGTCCACAGCTCTATTGTCCCATAAACGCCGGAGCTAATCAAGCGTCCGGCTTGGTCAACCCGCACGACTGGCAAGCGATATCGGGCTTGCCATTGATGGTTCCGAAGTAGTGCCATTCATGCTCGCAGGTGGCTTGCAGGATCGCTAGGGCATCGCCGCTCCGGTCGCTCTCTTTCAAGGCCGCGGTCCTTTGTCGAAGCGCAGACTTGAACTTATCCTTGAGCGCATTGAGCCTGTCCTGCTGCTCCTGACCGAGCGGCTCGGGCTCGCCGGTAAACTCGTCTCTCCAACCTACAGCCGACATGAGAAGCCCTCCTAATTCAGGTGGTGGAAATCCGACACCCTAGTTGCGGTGATGCTGACAGGTCGGATCGACGCACTTCTGATTGAACGTATCCAGGGCCGCCGAAACTTCGCGGTGCAAGCGATCGCCCTGGATGCAGAGCGAGTGACAGAAGTACGCCATCAGGTGACAGCGGGCGCTCCAGCAGGTTTCCCGCGGCGGCGAGAAGTTGCAGCCGACCGTCTCGTGAGCGAGAATGAAGTTAAAGATCAGATCGCGCAGCTCCTCGGGCGGAAGGAACTTGCGACTCTCGGGCTTGAGCTTTTCGAGCATGACTTGCAGCACGCCGATGAGGGCATCCTTGGCGTCTCCGCCCTCCTTCATGTAGCTGCCCAGGTTCGCGGCCAAGTCCTCCGTTCCAGCCAGCGGCATGTCGGCCGCCCTGGCGACATAGCCGGCCATTATGCCGATCGCCCCGGCTATGTCCTGCATGTTCTTGTGATTCAGTTCCAGACCCACAGTTTGACTCCTTCGTTAGTAGATGTTGACGGGCTCGTTCGGCCAGACCACCTTGCGGCTGCGCAAGAGAGCCCGGATCAAATCGTCCACGGCCACGGCGCTCTTGATGCGCATGTACATCTGCGCCTCCAGCTTGTCACCGTCCGGCATGACGGCCAAGCCGTCGAAGCTCACCTGGACGGCCGTGGGCTTGCCGGAGCCGTCCGGCGTTGGGAACCACTGGCCGACATTGTACTCCTGAATGGCCACGAACGGCGAGCCGGGACGGATGCCGCCATGCGGCAGCACCGGCCCGTCCTCGCCGTAGATCGTTTCCCTGCTGCTCATGGGAACCTCCAATCGCCGCCTTCGAGCATGGCCAAGCAGCGGCGTGCAACCTTGGCCATGTAGGCTCGGCCTTGCTCCACAGTCACGTTACTCAGGTTGCCGACGCCCAAGCTGCTGGTCAGATCGCTGGCCAGCAGCTTGCGCAGCTGGCGGTGCCGCGGATCGAACTCGTCGTCAAAGACCATATTGCCGCAGGTGGAAGCGAAGGTGCCAACGGAAATCGCTATCTGCGGCAGATGGTAGCCCGCATGAAACACACTCAAGGCGCACCCCTTTCGTCGGCGTCAGCGCACCGATCGCACTGGTAGCCCCTCTGCTGATCCTGCCGGGTCAAGACGTTCTTGGCCCCGCACGTCGGACAGTCGCAATCCCGCGGATTGTCCCTGGTCGCAGCTCGCAACGCCGAGTTACCGCCCGGATCGGCGAACTCGCTACGGTCGTCGTCGTCGGTTTCGTCCGAGTCTCAATGTCTAACGCTCATCGCTTGCTCTCCCTATTGCGGCGCACCAATAGCGCCTAGTCCAAGTTGCTCCGGCTACCATCGTAGAAGAACTCGTAATCATTGGCCTCAAGGAAGTCTTCGACATGCTCCAGGTCTTCGGTGAGATATTCAATCCTCCGATAGCCGAAGCCCTCCGTGTCCTTGTTGGCTTCCTTCATAAACTCTTCCAGTTCCTTCTCCAGTTCCTCTTGGGCTTTGTCGTACTTCTCCGGGCCGTCGAGAACGATGGCCCGCATCCGCTTTACGTCCTTGGGGAACATGCCGTTCTCGTCCAGATGGTCGAGAAGCAGAGTCGTCGGGACCAGATCGCCGGACTCGGCCGCGGTGCGGCAGGTTAAAGCCATGCCGACCGTTGTGGTGTCGATGGCCGGGTTGGCAGGGCCGATAAGAGTTTCAGTCAGCCAATTCTCTACCTCCCAGCGCACATCCTCCGGCTCGAAGCTGGGGCATTCGTCTATGTCGATTATGACTTCGCCGCGCCAGTGGTAATTACTGGGGCGGTCGCCAATGTCGATGGAGAACTCATAGCCGGCATCGTCCAGCAACTGCATCAATTCGATGATGCGCTTGCGCTGCTCCTTGGTCGTGAACTGCTTGTGATCGTCCACGTTGGACATATCGGCCAGCACGGTACGGTCCAGGCGGCCGAAGAACGCCACGCCGTCGCCCTGGCAATAACTCAGCGACCAAGTGAGCCCGTTGCACTGGACGCCGTGGCAATACTTAGCATGTTCCTTGAGCGATTCCTCAAGGCTGTCGCTGTCGCTGGAATCCCAGCTTTCTTGGAGCATCTGCGAGCCCCAGGCCAGAGCCTTAGCCTTGGCTTTCGGTTTCAACTCGCCGATCTTGTAGACCCGGCGTTTCACGGTCCTTGCCATGCGAATAACTCCTATTGGTGCGCCGCAATAGCTCTTACGAGTATTGCCGGCAACCTCTGGATTCTTCGGGCACCCCCTGGTTGACCAGAACGTAGAACTCGCTTTCGCCATCTGGCTCGGGCAGGAAGTCGGCATCGAGCCCGCGGGCGTCGAGCCATTCCATTTCCCGCAAGCACTGGTCGCCGAAGTCTTTTTGCGATTCGGCCGAAAGCTCCGCGGCCAACTCTTCGACGTGGGCGGCCGCGTCACGCGCGGCCTCTTCATTGTTGAATGGCTGATAGGCGTGCAGGTGCGTATCGGTCCCATACCAGCCGCCTTCTTCGGGGCCGCCGTAGTACGGCGCGCTCTCCATGAGGCAGACGTACCACGTCTCGGCGTTCTTGGCCTCTTTGCATACGGCATCGAATGCCTGTTGCAGGAACTGTTCCGCCATAGCATCACTCACTTTCTAAGGGTGGTGGAAATCCGACACCTGACAACCGGACAATAGGATAACCGCAATGCGGCTTGTAGTGCAAGCCACGATAGACGACGATTGCCAACCAGATTGGAGCGTCACAAGACCAGCGATAGAGAGCCAGCGCCTCCGGCCCCTCGCACGGGTAGCCGGAGGACGCCAGTCTGAAACACAGTTCATTCAAGTCGTCAAGGACATTGGACATGGTACGTCCCGAAGCGGCGCACGATGCGGACCGCATTAGTCCGCTTGAGAAGGCGACTGTCGCGCGGTATGACGTAAACGTCGCTCGCGCCGTTGTGGACCTTGCAGTAGAGGATGGCTTGCTGAACTGCCGCTTCCAAACCGTAGATCGGCCCACCCTGGCCGAGGCTGCGGCTTTCGTACAACAGCTCGTAGCCCAGCAGATTGTCGCTTTCGTCCGGCTGGAGCTTGCTGTAGTCTATCGCCTGCGCCGTATTGCTGACGACTTGATCCTGAGCCGTCTCCGGATCGGGCGCTTGCAGATTGACCGTCTCACTGGGCCTGCCGTCCAGGTGGAAGAAGTTCCGATGCTCGAAGTCGCTGTGCGCTCCACCCCGGAGCCGGTGACAGAACGCGAAGTAATCGCCCTGGTCCTCGATGTTACCGTTGCGGTGGTTCAACGACCAGACGTGGCCATCCATGACATAGAAGGCACAGTTGCCGTCCTCCTCGGCACCTATCAGTTGCCCTACCGAGCGCAGGTAAACGGCGCAGTCAGCGCGGTAGTTCGCCGACCCCAACATCCCCGCTTGATACAGATGATCCTTGAACGCCATTGAATCCTCCTGTTGCGGCGCTGCAATAGCGCCTGGGTTAAACGACCTTGACGAACCGAACGTCGGCCGGGGCGAACCACTGAACGTCGTCGTCGTCCAGAAAGTCGTTCATGTCCCCGCCCTGGATCAGGTGACAGAGCGTATTGACGCCCTTCATCCTGAACATGGTTTCGCTGCTCTTGAGAATCCTACCGCCCTTCGTGTTGGTGACGTTCACCACTTCGATGATCTTGCCGAGCCAGCCGCTCTCGATCGAGCGGGCGAAGCGGCCGACGCACTCCTCGGGCTTCGGCTTGACATTTCGGGCGCGGATCGCGGCGAAGTCAATCACCATGCCAGTGCCTTCACAGTTCGGGCAGTTGTCCCGCTGGACCCCCGGCTTGCAACTGCACTTGGCCCCGGTCTTGGGCTGATATGCACTCATGCGAAGAACTCCTATTGCGGCGCGTCAATAGACGGCCTATTCCTTTTCGTACCCATCGAACCACGGACCGTAGCGGCGCGTGCGCCGCCGGGCGTCCTCGGACACCGCCGTCCGGCTGGATGCCTCTTTGTCGTTGCAATGCTCCTGCGCTTGTTGGAGCGTAAGTTTCCGCTTGACCGTGAGCTTGCGCCCAGGGGCCTTGTCATCGCCGAAGAAGTGGCGATTGACCGTGTACATATCCATGCCTGCATTCTCCCATAAGTGTGAGGGTAAAGCCACTACGCCAACGGCACGCAGTATTTGCCTTCCAGATCGTTACTGGCCCCGCTGGGCAGCATGAGCCTGACAGTGCAGCCGCGCGGATCGCCGCCCAGGATTACGCCGATATTCTCGGGGCCGCACAGGGCGAGCAGACGATTTGCGGCGGAGAGCTTTCTCTGCTTTTCCTGTTCGCTCAGCGGCCGATTGCAAGTCTCGTCGGTGTAGAGCCGATGGTAAGCCTTGCTGTGGGCCATAATCTTGACGGCCAGCGTGCGAATCGAATAGGGCGCGAGCGCCTTGCACTCGCGCCCCAGGGCGATCATAAACAGGTCGCGTTCCTTGATAGGCATTGTGCCCTCGGGTTGGGTGTTAGACTTCGCAGACCAGTTCGCGCCGCCGATCGACGCGGGTGACGACCTTGCACTTCATGTCCTTGGTCACTTTCGTTTCGTAGCTGACCGTGACATTGGGGAACTTGGTGGGCGTCAGATCGACTTGAGCCAGGACGCGCTCCTTGCCGTTGACTTCGCGGACCACGACCGACTTGCTGCTCACCGGCATTGGCCCCAGCACCTTGGCCAGGGCCGTCAGCTTATCCTTCGTGGCTGTGAGATAGATGCTCTCGCTGTAGCTGCCCATGCGCGGCTCGAAGCCGGCCTCCTCCAGGTCGAAGAACACGGCATACGCTTCCCGCACCCAGCCGGGCAGCTTGCCGATATCCTCGCGGAGGCTCTGGATGCGAGCGTAACAACCCTTGATGGAATCCTCGAAGTAGGCCGTACGCTCTGCGATGCGCTCGGCGATCTTCTCTTCGCGCTCGTCCTGCTTGGCCTTGTCCACGTCGGCGAGCAGGGCGTCCACGGTACGGTCGAATTTGTCTGGCATGCGAATAACTCCAGTTGAAGGGAAGGGAAAGAGGGGTGGTGGAAATCCACCACCCCAGGGAATGCTATTGCGACGCCGCAATAGCTCAGGCTCCGTCTCGCTTGTTGTCGCCGACAATGACCCGGAACTGCTTCATCAAGGTCCAGCGGCCATAGAGAGCATTGCCGTACTTGAGCGCCTCGTCGGCGGTCTTAAACGTCATGCCGTTGCCGCAGAATTTTCCAGAGTTGTCCGCAAGTACCTCGACCTTGAGTACCTTGGACGGGTCGGCTTTGACAGTCGCTTCCAGCCCGGCGACCTCCTCGTGCGTCTGATGACAGATATCGCTGATTGCTTGTGCCATGCGTAAGACTCCAGTGGGATTGCGGCGCACCCATAGCTCGAAGTGAGCTATGGGTGCGCCGCAATAGGAAAGGGAAACTCAAAGCTGGTCGAGAATGTCGCCGTCGCCGTCGTAGTCCAGGGCCGAGACGGCCCGCTGGGCACGCCGCTCGGGCTCGGAACGGCGCGGGCCGCCGCTGACCAAGACAGAAGTGGGATCGTTGCTGACGGGCGGGATGACCAGCGGCTTGATGGTCAGGGCCATCTGCTTGGTGAGCCGCTGGTAGCGGATCATCAGGATGGTGCCGACCGGCACCCCCGATGCCTTGTTGAATACGCGGCCGTCGTTCGGGCCGCTCATCATGCGGAAGTCCTTGCCGGCGTTCCAGTCGGCCTCAACGGCCGCCTTGGACTTGTAATCGCGGCCGTAGGCCGGGACCACGCTGATTGTCTCTGGCATTCGTAAACCCCCTATTGGTGCGCCGCAATAGCCGGCAGCGAAGTGCCCCGGTCAGACCGCAGCGTCACAGTATCCATTGTCCCATAAGCAGAGGAGCAAATCCACTACTCGGAACCCCGCTCGCCGATCAGGCGAAACGGCACTTCCTTCTGGAACAGCGCCCACTTCTCATCGCCCATGCCGCAAGCCATGACCACTCCGGTCGGGTTGGCCTTGATAGCCGCGGCCAGACAGGCGGCGCGGTCCAGGTACACGGCGACGCGCCCCTGCTCGTCCTGCAAGAGAAAGTCGAAAGTCGTGGCATCCATCGCAAAGAAGTGATGGACCTTGCCGGCCTTGCCATCCTCGGTCACGCCTACGACGCCCGAGTACCAGCGGCCATCGCTCCTGCCCCGCTTAGGACGGTGCGGCTTGCGCTTGTGCTTACGCGGGCGCTTTCCATTTAATGAATCGCGCCCTTTCCAGTTCTTACTCATCGGTTCCTCACTGGTAGTTGAAGTCGCAGGCCCCGTTACTGTTCAACAGGATAGCCAGACCGCCCCACGAAAACTCTTCGGTGATCCGGAACTTATGGTGGCAAGGCGTTAGCTGACCCTCACGCGGGCAGAACGGACACGGCACGTCGATCGTCACCTGGGGATACTCCAGGGCTCGGCCGCTGATGCGGCCCTCGAATGTACGGCACCCGCACTTCACGTCGATGGTCGGCAGGCTTTCCCGCACCTTATCCGCGGTCCAAGGCCCCGCGGCCGGCTTGGTCAAGTCCGGTGTCGTAAGATGATCCACCGGCGTTTGTATCTTCCCCATGCGAAAACCCTCCTATTGCGGCGCACCAATAGGACGCGCCTTTCGACTCCCCATTCTGAGCGGCCGCGGCAAGCCGATATGCAGCCTGCCAGCGTCGCCCCCATCAGCCGAGCCGCTCCCGGCCACAGCGGCCAGATAAACGCAAGGCTCGGAATGATAGTAGAACCTGACTTCGGCATCGGCCCCCAAATGGGCGGCCACGTCCAATATGTCTCGGACTCTCATCGGCATTCTCTCCCGCGGGGAACGGCCGCAAGAATCAGGTGGTGGAAATCCGACACCCTATTGCGGCGCATCAATAGCCTAATGCGGCGCGGCAATAGAAAGCGACGTTGGTTGCACGGCGGGCTCGGATCAGTCCAGCCCGCCTTTAGCTTGACGGCTGGTCGCTGGACTGCCGTACACTATGCCGGCAATTGCGCCAGGATCGATTCTGGCGGCCCTTGTCCGCAAGGCAGGGTAAAGCCTAGCCAAGGGCGGAATCGCCCCGCATACGTCAAGCTGGGCGAACGGCCGGCCGGCCCTGTCAACGGTACGGATACACTCCCATTGTCCCATAAAGGGCGGACTATTGCCACTAAGCAAGGGCCGGACCGAAAGGACAGGGGAGCGGAACGAAAAGGGCCGGCCCTGTCCTTTGCAGAGGACAGGGGCGGCCGGCGGATGACAGTAAGGCCGCTTACGCTGCGACGGCTTCCACGGTCGGGACCGTGGCGGCCGCGGCCGTTTCCTTGGCGGCCCGCTTTTCAGCCCGCGCCGCCTTTGCGGCGAGTCCGGCGGTCTTGATTCCTTCTACGGCATCATTGGCCGCGGAGCGGATGGCCCGGAGTCCTTCCAAGCGCGCTTTCGTTTCGATGGTAGTCGCCGCACCGAAAGCGGCGATAGACGACAGAATGTCCGCGAGTCCGAAGTCTCCTTGCTGAACGGCCACGGCCACGGCCGCGGCCCTGTTGACTTCGGCCGTCTTGCCGGACTCCGTGGCCACGACCGGGGAAGCCGCGGCCGCGAGAGCGCGGCCGATGCGCTTGGCGGAATCCGACACTTCCACCGGAACGACAGGGGCGGAGACTTCCTTTTCGCCCTTCGCCTTGCCGCGGCCCTTGGCGGTCTGGGCGAATGCTTTCTTAGCCTTGAGAAATTCCGAAAGCGTCATCGCCTTGCACGTCCCTGCCCCGGCGACAGCGGACTCCAGTAACTTGACGGACTCTTCCTTCCACTCCGGAACGAAAGAATACGCATAGGTCACGACCGGGCCGGCCGTCCCGTCAGCCTGATATTCAAGGGCCGGCGCGCTGTCATCCCGCGCCAGGAGGGGAAGGGCGGAATCGACAATTGACCGGCCCAACCGCACCATCTTTTCCGCGGACCAGACCCGCGACAGGGCCGCGTAGCCAAGGTAGCGCGAGATATTGATATCCCGCCCGTTGGGAACCATTCCGCCCAGCGTTTCCTTCAAGGCCTTGACGCAAGCCGTGAAGCGATTAGCCTTGCTGCCAGTCTCATGGAGCAGGCCGGCATTGAAGTAGGTCCACGCGGCATTGCCGACCGCGAGCGCGTCCGTCATCGCACCAAGGGACTCCTCGCCCAGCGCGTCCGCCACGTCCGCGGCGAGCTTGACTTGCGACAGGGCAAATACCCTGTCCGCTTCCTCTTGCGCGAGCCGGTGCGCCTCTGCGGCTTGGATGGCGGCGACTTTCTCTTCGGCCGTCAATTCGACTTTCGCCGGAATCTCAGCGGTCGTGGCCGTGACGACAGGGGCCGCGGTCGGGACCGCGGCAGTTTTCTTGTTCTTAGACATTCGACATTCCTCTAGCGTCATCGGCTGACGCTGGCCGTTCCGAACCGGAGATAGCGAATTGCTTCCCCGTACCCTACAGAGTCGCAACGGCGGTTCCACCCGCCATTCTTTCCGCAAAGAATACAAATGGTAATAAACTGCGGCGATTAAAGCAATAGGTGATTGCTTGCGCCAGGATGCCGTAGGACAGGGCCGGCCGGTCAAGGCAACCGATTGGCCATTGAAGGGCCGGAAAGTCGCAGGGCGGCCCAGCTGGGCGAACGGCCGGCCCTGTCCTACGGCAGGGGCAGGGCCGGACCGCGAGCGGTCCTATTGTGGCGTCGCAATAGGATTTAATGCCGCATAGAAATGCCAGTATAAATGAAATGGGCCGGCCCTGTTGACAGGGCCGGCCTTGCGTTTGCGTCCGGACCGCGAGCGGTCTTAACCTACGGCAATAGCCGAAAGCAACTCGGCACCGGCAAGGCGGGCCGCGGCGCGGGCGGCCCTTGCAGTTTGCTTTGCGTCCGCGGCGAACTGCTCCAGTATCGCGGCTTCCCGGTGCAGCCGTTGACATTCTTCAAGCTGGGCGAGCTGGCCGTTGTACGGATACGGCAGGGCCTTACCCTTGCCAAGCGGCCGGCCCGGATAGGGCGGCGCGGCGGTCGGGATAGGCGGGCCGGCCGGCAGGAGCAGGGCCGGCAGCGGCCGCGGATTACAATGGCAGCCGTCGCCCAGCTGGCAATCACAATCGATACAAGTATCGGAAAGGATGACTCCGGGCCGGGAACCGTTTGCACTGGTCATGCGAATAACCTCCAATGGGACAAGGGAACCGCGGCCGGTCGAATTGACCGGGCCGCACTAGAGAGTAGGTCACGAACGGCCGGCCCGCCAGAAAAAATGCGGAAACGGGCAAACGGGTTGAAATGGGAACGGGTGACAGGGCCGCAAGCTGGGCCGGCCCTGTCCGCTCGCGGACAAGGCCGCGGGCCGGCCGGCAGGGCCGGCAGGGCCGGCAGGGCCGGCAAGGCCGGCAGGGCCGGCAAGGCCGCAGAAAGGGCCGCCCCGCGGCCGTGTCGCCCTGCGACCAGACCGGAGGATGCTATGCGGCTTAGTCGGGAAACGTAGTCGATTTCACCCATATCAAGATCGAGTGGAGCGGACTGTAGATTCGCTGCTTAACGCGCGTGGCCAGGCGGGCAGGCGCGTGGCCACCCGTAGGCCCCCATCGCCTCCTCCCAGGTGTCACTACTCCTCGCCGAGATTTTTCCTTATGTCCCTTCGGTCCCTCGGGGCTACGGCGTAGCGTTTCTTCACGTCCGCGGCGTGTGGTTCCGTCAGGTGGTGGAAATCCACCACCTGCCCTCTTTGTTCGCCAGCGAACATTTCCCTTTCTCTCGCTTCGCTCGGCGTCCCGCTCACCGCTTCGCGTTCCTCATGTCCTGTCGTCCGGTGGACGATGCTCACGGCTTCCGTCAACGCTCCACTCCATGACTCAGACCGCGTAGCCAGTTTGCCGCATTTTTGGGTACTTACACCCACAAGCACTTTGCTCATTTGCCCTCTCACCATCAGGAGGTCACTCATGTTTTCGTCCTTCGGCTTCGCGTCCTCAGCGTTGCCCGTACTGGCGGTGGCTCTCGCTCTCTTCTACCTGCTCGGCAACCTGGACCTGTCGTCAGCCATTGCGTCGGCTGGCGATGCCGTTGTGGAGACGGGCGACTTCCGCTCCGGTACGGAACGTGTCCTTCCCGCTGGCGGTGGCGGGCCGACTCCTGCCGCGGCTCCCGCTCCTGCTGGAGGCGGGGCACAAGGCAGGGCACCAGCACCCGGACAACCCGGCAGCACAGGCAGGACGCCGGCGGGAGGCCCGCAAGGTGGACAGCTGGCCCCGGCGATGGGCCAGCCTGGACCCGCGGCCGCGGGCCAGCCGCGTCCGGCCGGTCAGCCGCCCGCCCCTGGGCAACTGCCGGGCCAGGGCCAGCCGCAGCCCCAGCCGGCAGGTGGTGGAAATCCACCACCCCAGCCGGGAGGCCAGCAGGGTCAATGGGCTCTGCGTAACGAGCTTCAGCGGCTTGGCTGGGACGTGAGCGGCTTTACGGACGATGCTTCGGCGTGGCAGGCGTTGTCGGGCCGGCTGGCCCAGCAGCAGCAGGTCAACCAGCAGATGGCGGAGTACGCCCGCTGGGGGCAGTATTACGTCGCCAACCAGCGGCAGATTCAGGAAGCCCTTGCCAGGGGCCAGGGCCAGCCCACTCCTGTTCCGACGCCGGGTTCTCCGGGTTCGGTTGGCGGGGCGGCTCAGCAGGAAGATTGGTGGAAGGCCCCCGCCTGGAATCCCGAGAATGAAAAGTACATCAGCTTCGATCCGGCTACCGGGGCTCCGGTCGTGCCGATCGGCATGGACCCGTCGATCGCCAAGCAGTACCTGGACTACAAGACGTGGCAGCGCGAGACGGTGGAGAAATTCTTCCGCGATCCGATCGGCACGCTCAAGCCAGGGCTGGAGCAACTGATCCGGTCCGAGGCTCAGAAGATCGCTGGCCAGCAGGTGGCCGGCTACGGCGATCAGCAGTTCGCTCAGAACTACGTCGCTTCGCAGCCCTGGATGTTCGCCAAGGATCAGGCGGGCAACGTCCAGACCGATTACCTGGGCCAGCCGCTCCTGACGCCGGCGGGCAGCAAGTTCAAGCATTACCTCGAATATGCTCAGCGCTCCGGCATTCAGGACATTCGGGCTCAGCAACAGTGGGCCTACGGCATGGTTGAGCGCGATGCCCTTGCGTGGCAGCTTCAGCAGTATCAGGCCGGTCAGCAACCGGGAGGCCAGCCGGGTGGGCCGGCCCCGGCCGCTGGTCAGCCGGGCGCTCAGTTGACGCCGCAGCAGATTCAGCAGCAGCAACAGCAAGCGGCCCTGAACCTGGGCGGAGCAAGGCATATCCCCGGCAGCGGAGCCCAGGGCAACAACCCGGCCCCGACGCCGGGCAACGGCGGCGTGCCTCGAAAGCCGATCGGTCGCAATGCCCTGGTCAACCGCCTTCAGGGTGCCCTTCAGGAAAAGGGCATCACGCAACTGAATTAGTTTCCTTACTCATCGCCCTGTCCACAGGAGGTTCTGATGACCGGCTTTATGATCGCTTTCCTGGTCCTCGCTTTGGGGCTCATCCTCTGGAGTCGAGCGGCCCCTTGGGTGGAAATTGTCGAGACGACCATTGACGATTACATCCGCGACGTGGAAGACGCCATCATGCGCGATTACAAGCTGCTGGCGCTCATCCAAAGTCGCGGCAACGTCCAGTTCAACAAGTCCGGCCTCAAGATGAATTGGAAGGTCAAGTATCGGCGCGCCATTCCGAAGGGCTACGCCGACATGGACGTGCAGACGTTCCCACGTCGCGTGCGCCACAAGACGGCCGTTCTCGGCTGGCGGGCCTATGCCCTGGCCGAAGCCGTCAGCAAGCTGGACCGCTTGATGAACCGCGGGGCGGCGGCCATCGTCAACATCATCGCCGACAAGGTGCAGACGATGGTGGACGATATGCAGACGTTCTTCAACGAGCAGGTGTACGTTGACGGCGAATTGGCCGGCAACGAGAAGGGCATCCACGGCCTGGAATCCATGTTCGGCTTCTCGGGCATTTCGCTCAACCAGCCGATCGCCTTGCCCTCGGACGTGTACGCGGGCATCAACACCGATCTTGGCTTCTACAACGGCCAGTGGGATTTGGCTCCGTCAGGCCCCGGTGCCGGCTTGCATGTCTGGCCCTCGGGCAAGGGCACGGTCGATTTCGACTTCTACAGCCCGCTCTTGGTGGATTACACCAACCCCTTCTGGAACGAGACGCCCAACATCTGGGCCAACACCTGCACGGAGGCGGTTCGCTACGGCCTCATCAACGGCCGTAAGAACAAGAGCAAGTCCGGCATGATCGACGCCGTGTTCCTCGAACGCGAGTTGTACCGCCAGTGGGTCGAGAAGACCGCGGCCAAGGAGCGGCTGGTTATCAACCAGGGCGGCGGCGGCGATGGCCGCACGCTCACCAGCCTGGGCTACGGCGACACCTTCAATTTCGAGGGTGCCGAGATTACCTACGAGTTCGGTACGCCGCCGCTAACCGGCTACGGCGTCAACGTCGATCAGATCGAGCTTGACTCCATGCAGGAGCGCCTCTTCCAACCCAATGGCCCCTACGAGCATGAGGTTGACAAGTCGATCCGGTATGACATTGATTTCTTCGGGAACTTCCGCTTCGATTCGCCGCGCTACTTCGTGAAGTGGTATCCCTACTCCTGACCCCTTCCCCAGGTGGTGGATTTCCACCACCTGGGGTTTACCCGCGATCTTCACTCGTTTCTTAGGAGATTTCTTCATGTGGGAAGCAGCTTTGCCGTGGGAGCGCGGCTTCACGGCCAACTTCGGTCAGGCCGTCGTGGACCCGCTCAGCTTCAAGAATCTGGAGGGGATGGAGTATTTCCTCCGCGACAGTTCCCCGAACTACCCTTCGGAGGAAACCAAGCGGCCGGTCAAGCTCCGTCTGGTCCGCAACAAGAGCGGCATCAACCTCCTGCCCAATCGTCTTGTGGTAATGAATCCACTGGACAACTTCAATAGCACGCTCGGCTACGCGGCGGCCGCGGACGGCGAGTGCGCTTACCCGGTGGACGAGTATCTGCCCGCCACCGGCGTCGCCCCCAACGACCTGTTCTACGTCGTCACCGGCGGCCCGGCGCAGGTTATGCTGCCGGCAGTCTCCCCGGACTCCGTTGTTCCCGGCGACTTGCTGGTCGTCAAGTTCCTGACCAGCAACGTCACTGTCCTCGCCGGCCGGGCCGGCAAGGCTGTGTTCCCAGATTCGTACGCCAGCGCTGCGGACGGGCTCGCCATCGCGGCGATGGTTCGCAACGCTTTCAAGAGCCTTTCCACAATGGCCGCCGTGAATGGCCTTGTGAAGGTGCAGGTTCCCTGGACGACCGCCTTCTAGAACGAAGTCGGTCCTAAGAGAAAGGAGTCCCCGGTTTTCCGTTGAACGGGCGTTTGGTTTTCTGCGCGACGGGCTGCGAGTGGGTGCCCTGCTCGCAGCCCGTCGTCGCCTAAAGATAAAGAGGAGCCGGTCATGGGCAAAGGTAAGAGCAAGAGTAAGAGCAAGAGTCGCTCTTACTGGAAGCGTAAGTACACCAAACTTGCGTTCAACAGCCAAGCGGCCATATCGAAGATTTTGTTCCGCGAGCGTCACGCTCAGTACGAGCTGCGCTTCACTTCGCTGTCTACTGCAACCACCGCTGCCTTCGCCGCGGCCGAGAAGGCCTTGGCCAAGGCCGATGCGGCAATGGAGAAGCGCTTCGATTCTGTGAACGAGTTTCGCCAGACGCTCACGGATCAGGCGGCCACCTTTATTCCGCGAGCCGAGGCCGAGCAGCGTATCAAGGTCATCGCCGATAAGGTGGAATCCCAGGGTTCGGTGTCCGACAAGTCGATCGGACGGATAAGCCAAAGTGAGCGCGGCTGGAACTATCTGATCGGAGCCCTATTGGTCGCTGCCGCCTGGGCCGCGGTATTCGTCAGTCACAAGCCTTAGCCTTGCCCAAACGGCCGGGATGGCTTAGAACAGGTGGTGGAAATCCACCACCTGTTTCTTTTGGAGCCACCCATGTCCCAAGAGCCGCCGCTGATCCGCGATATCGTCATCGCCACCAATCCATTGCAGTATTGCACCCTCAAGCGCTTGCCGCCCGAGCTGCGCATCCCCGCGGCCGACTTGGCGGTCCAGCACAATCCGGCCAACCAGCCGCGGTTGGACCACTTCCACCCCTCCATGCTGGCTCCTGGCGTCGAGCCCGCGGAGTTCATTGCCCTGTTGACCAGCAAGTATTGGGGCACCAAGGGCGTCAAGCTGACCGTCTCGTTCATGGAACGCACGCCGACCGACTTGGCCAACCGCATCCTGCTGCATATGAACGCCTGGGCGCAATGGGCCAACGTCACCTTCCTGCTGACCAACGGACAGGGCCAGATACGCATTTCTCTCGGACGCGGCGGCTACTGGAGCTATCTCGGCGTCGATAACCTCTCCATCGATCTACGTCAGCAGACCATGAATCTGGAACAGTTCACCATGCAGACGCCCGAGAGCGAGTTTCATCGCGTCGTGCGCCATGAGACGGGCCATGTCCTCGGCTTCCCGCACGAACATGCACGCCCGGCGATCGTGGCTTTGCTCGATCCGGCTCGCACCACGGCGTTCTTCGAGGCTACCCAGGGTTGGACTGCCCAGGAGATCAACGAGCAGATACTCACGCCCCTGGACGAGAGCGACCTTCTCGATACGCCGGCCGACGTGAAGTCCATCATGTGCTATATGTTCCCCGGTTCCATCACCAGGAGCGGCCAGCCGATCCCCGGCGGCAACGATATCGACCCCTCGGACGGAGAGTTTGCGGCTCGCATCTATCCCAAGGCGATCGTGCCGCCCACGCCGCCTGTTCCTCCGGTGCCGCCAGTTCCGCCAGTGGTTGGTTCGCCGACTGAGGTAATCAACTTGGACCTGAAAGCCAAGAACGCCATTCTCCCTGGGGACTGGACTGTACAGGTACGTTCGTGATAGTATCTGTCGGCTTACCGTTCTGTTGGTTCCTCTTGTGGAGTCGTATCATGCGCATGGTCGTCTTCGTCGTTCTAATGTGCCTCTGGCTGTTCGGCGGCGGTTTCATCGCCTACGGAGCCCAGCAAGCCGTCAATCCCGTCGCTTTCGGTGTCGTCACTCTGCTCCCCTGGCTTTGTGTGGCCATTCTCGGCTGGGAAATCTACCGGGGAGGGGCAGGTCCGGTTGTCTACCCTTATCCAGAGGCATATCCGCCGCACCAGCCGCGGCCCTGAATCCTATTGCGGCGCACCAATAGCCAAGGTGGGATCGAGCAATGAGCGGCAAATTGAAAATGTCAAGTATCAAACAGGCGTACAAGCAGGCAAGAAAAAGCCTGAAGAACCGCCTCAAGAAACTAAAGCTCATCAAGGAGGCGTTTAATGATCGGCCAGCCACGGAGCCCGCACCATCACTTTCCGCCGACGCAAATCGGACAGACGTTCCCGCACAGCAAATGGACGGTGATAGGCGAGCAGTATAAGATCAACGACTTCGTGTGGGTCGTGCCAGTACAATGCAAGTGCGGCACCAAGGCGGCCATCCCGCGCCAGCGCCTGTTCAAGGGCCTCTCACGCAGTTGCGTGAAGTGTGCCCGCAAGAGAGGTTGGAGGTAGGGTGGTGGATTTCCACCACCCTACCCTACTGCCGGGTTTCCCAGGTGTTTTCGCCCATTGGAGGACAGTTATGCTTCGTCAGCGTGCTTTACTACTGTCGTTCACGGCGGCCATTGCCGTCGTGACGCTGGCTCTCGCTCCTGGCTTGCTCGCCAAGCCGACCGAGATTCAGGTGACGACTATCCGCGTTAAAGATGCGGATGGTCGCGTCCTCGCTACTCTTTCAGTTCCGTTGGTTGGCAGCGTTGAGGTTGTCTCGCCTCCCGGCGTGCCCACGCCGGTTATCGTGCCAACTCCTCAGCCGCCGCCGTTGCCCACGCCTCCCCCGGTAGTGCCGGTGCCGGCCCCGCCGCCGGTCGAGCCTCCGGCCCCGGTGGTCCCGCCAGTGACTCCGCCAAAGCCTCCGCCGCCGGCCCCGCCAATTGTGTCAACGGAGCCGGTGGCGTTTGCCATCGTCATCACCGACAAGCGCCAGGCGATCGCCGTTGGCCAAGCAGCGGCCCTCCAGGCCGGTTCAACTCTCAAGGCGTCAGTCGAGGCCAAGGGCATCGGCTTCGCACAGTTCGACGCACTGAGCGCCGCCGTGCAGAACACGCCGGCTGACAAGGTGCCCGGCGGCGACTATAAGCAATGGTTGGGCAACCCCAAGTTCAAGCTGGCCCCAGCGCTCGGTACGCCATGCTTGGTACTGGTCGATAAGGGCGGCCATCCTGTCAAGGCGCTTCCGTTGCCACCGGACGCGCCGAGTATCCTTGCTGCCATCCTCAACTGATTACCCAAAGGTCACACTATGTCTTGCCTTCCCATCACGATCTCCGTCGTGACAACTGCCTTCGCTCTTGCCGTGACTTCATTGGCCAGGGCTGAGCCCGAGGGCCTGATACTGCCCACCCGCGAACTGATCGGCTTGGCCGATCTGATGATGACTCCCAAGCCGGGCTTACTCTGGCCGCGCTGGCGCTACCTGTCCTTTGCCGCGGCCTTGCCCGAGGACATTGACAAGCGCAAGGCGGCCGTGCGTTTTGCCCTGGCGGCCCTGAACCGTACCGCTGCCACTGAGGCTCAGTACCTTGCCCAGGTGACGCCGCTGCTGTGGGGCGTCGATACCGCTACGCTCGGCTGGCCGGACAGCGTTTGGGAGAGCTACGGCCGCACGGAGCATTACTACGAAGAGGCCGGCAGCGAAACCCTGAAGCTGTTCTTCAAGCTCAAGGCCGGCACCGAACGGCCCATCTTGCGCGCTGATGAGTTCATCGACGGTTGCTTTGCGCCGGAGCGTTACGCCGCGGCGCTGGCGATCCCGCAAACGAAAGAGGATTTTCTCAATACCTTTCTCGGTCCGCGCGGGGCGGCCGGAGCGGACCGGGCGTTCGGCATCATCAGCGAGAAGTTGACAGTGGCGAACTTTCCCGGCAAGGTGGCCCGCTTCAAGCCGGCGGATCGTCCCGCCGTTTGGATGCGAGTGCTTTACGGCGACGATCGCGGCCTCAACGAGCAGCGGCTGCATCCGGCGGATATCGACGGGGAACATACCGAGTTCAGTTGGGAGCTTCCCAACGGCCTGGGTGCCTACACCACTTACGATGCCACCGGCCGCTTGGCGCTGACGGTTAGTACCAAGCTCAGCAAGGACAAGCAGGGTCATTCGGTGCGGCTGGGCATCAGTTGCATCGAATGCCATACCGCTGGCATTCGCGGCCTGGAGAACGCCGACGATCCCGATAAACTTCTTCTTCTGAACATCAACGCCGCCGAATGGAACAAGGAGCGGCTGATGTTCCTGGCTGGCGAGGACCAGAAGCGTTGGACTAATTCCCTGGCGGCCATTAACGGCCTTTCGCCGTCACGGAACGCCGATGCTCGCCGCAACATTATCGATGACTTTGGCCATGATCTGACGCCTGGAGAGGCCGCCAGGGAATTGGGTCTGAGCGATTGGCCCGACGACAAACCGACGCCGCGGAAGAATTTTGGCGATGCTGTGGCCTTGTCCGCGGCGATGAAAGTCAATAAATTGTACTTAGAAGCGGCTCGCCAACGCATGTTGGCGTCCGGACAAATCAAGTCCCCCTAAACAACCGGGAGGGTAGATCATGTCGAGGTCACTGGTCACGTTAGCCGCATTGCTATCCTGCACCGCTGGCGTTCAGGCCCAGCAGTTTGTCGATTCCGCCGGGAATCGCTATCAACTGGTCCCCATGCAGCAGCAGCAGCAGTTTCAGCAGGTGCCGGCCGCGGCTCCGCTGGCACAGACATTGGCTCCGTCGAGCCTGTTGCCGCAGTCTTTCCAGCAGCCGCAGCAGTTTGCCCAGGTCCAGCAGGTGCAACAGCAGCAGTTTCAGCAGGTGCCGGTGCAGCAGTTTGCCCAACAGCCGCAGCAGCAGCTTATTCAAGTGCCGCAGCAGCAGGCGCAAGTGCGCTACGTAGCCCTCGGCGGCGTCGGCCGCGGCACTGTCGGCGGCTGTGCCGGCGGCAACTGTGGTGCTGCCCGCGGCACCGGCGGTTGCTCTGGTGGCAACTGCGGTGGCGGCGGCGGTGCCTCCGCCGGCCGCGGCCTCTTTGGCCGCCGGCGTTGACCCTCAACTGTTCGCCCGTCTTTTCCAAAGGAGTCCTTGATGTTTCGCTTCGCAATGGCAACCCTGGTGACATTTGCCTTGGCTCTGGAAGCCGCGGCCCATCCGCCGGCCCAGGTGACGTACATCCCTGGCCCCCAGGCTCAGGTGCAAGTCGCTTTTGCGCCGCGCCGGGCGTTCGCCGCCCCGATCTTCGCACCGCTTCCGGTCGCCTCCTACAGCAACGCCGTGACTTTCGTGCAGCCGCCGCCAGCGGCCACGTTCTTCATGGCCCCGCAGCCCGCTCCGATCGTGGTGCAGCAACCGCAGCAGCAGATCATCGTGCAGCAGCAGCAGCCGAGCGTGACCTACGTTCAGCCGCCGCCACAGCAGCAAGTGATCGTGCAACCGCAGGAGCAGGTGATCGAACCGCCGCCCGCCGCTCCGCTGGTGCAGTTCCAGCAGGAGGCGCAGGTGCAGTACGTTCAGGCTCCGCAAGCGGAAGTGCGCTTCGCCGTTCCGCGGCCACGACTGTTTGCACCGTCCCCGGCGTTTGTCACTTACGCTCCGGCGTTTGCACCGGCGCTCGTGGCTTATGCTCCAGTCGCCTACGCCGGCGTGGCTGGCGTGCGTCATCACCTGGGCTTCATTGAGCGCCACGATATCAAGCGTGCGGCCATACAAGCCGCCCGCGCCGCTCAGTAAGGATGGCTCCCTTGTTCTTCCGCAACGTAACCATCACCGTTGAAATCGGCCCCAAGGCCGAGGCGTTGGCCAAGGCGTATATCGCCTTGTTGCCCAGGCCGAACGCCATGACCCAGGCCGAGACGGACGCCATCACGGCCGTCCTGACGCAAGAGGCGGCTACCCTGAAGGGGTTCAGGAACGATCCGAACCTGCCTTCGACGCCGCCGGGGCCGCCGCCAGGAGCCGAGACGACCGGCCGCCCGCTTTATTGACTCACTCTTTTCTGTAACCCGTTCGCCCAAGAACACAGGAGATTTCTCAATGGTAGACCCGAACCTGCAAGCCGCCGTGGACGCGGTTGCCAAGGCCACCACCGACGTTGGGACGACCATCAAGTCGCTCGATGGCCTCATTACCACCAACATGACACCGGCCGACGTGAAGACCGTGACCGACACGCTGACCGGCATTGCCACCGCTTGCACGGCGATGGCCAACGATCCGAACGTGCCGGTGCCGGTGCCGGTGCCGCCGCCAATTCCGGCCGCGGCCCGTAAGGCCGGCCCGCGTCCGTAATTTCAGGTGGTGGATTTCCACCACCCCTCCGCGGCCAGCCTATTGCGACGCCGCAATAGGCTGGCCGTTTCCTTACCCAATCAAGGAGTCAACCGTGGCCGATCCAGTAGCACCAGCCCTGAAGCTCCCCGCCGAACACGAAATCGCCCTGCATCAACAGTTGGTCAACATGGGCGTTCCCGAGAACGTCATTATGAAGGCCGGCGGTGCCGGCGGCTTCCTCTCCCGACTCGTCACCTTCGCCAAGAATCACCCTGGCATCAAGACGATCTTGACGGAACTGGTGACTGCCGGCATCGCCGCCGGCTCGTAGGTTTCGTTCCCTTTCACTTTCAGGAGCCTCTATTGTGAACCTTATTCCCTTTCCGACTGAAATGCCGGACGACGCCTTGAGCGTCGTCGCCGCCTATCTGCGCGGCAATGGCAACACCGCCGAGGCCCTGCAAGCCGCCTGGATGGCCCAGGGCTTCATAATGGGCTCGGTCATTGGCAGCTACACGCCGCCAGTGCCGCCGCCAGTGGCGGGAGCCGGCCAACTCACCGGTGGCGATCCGCGTTTCTATGAGACGCCGCCCCATCCGCTGGCTCAGGCCCAGGCCCAGGTAGCGGCCATGACGAACGAGCAGCGGGCCGATTACCTCGAACACTTGATCCGTACCAAGGACAAGAACGTCTCCACGATCGGCTCCCAGGGATCGCAGCACGCCATCTTCGGAGCCGGGGGCACCTTCAATTGGGGCAACGCCCTGGCGATCCTGTTCAAGATCATCAACGATATTGTCGCGGGCGGCGGCTTCGGCCTGGGGATTCTGGTTCCCAATCCACCCGTAACACCCGGCGTCCCGGTGGCACCGGGGGCACCGCCGCAGATTGGTGCCCCTCCGCCGGCGGCGGCTCTCGATCAGAACCGCGGCTACACCGGCCACGCGGCCGGTGGCGTCGATCCCAGCTCGGGCCAGCGCCAGGATTCGACGCGGGAGCGCAGGCTTCTTCCGGGCGAGCCGCCACCTCCGGCACCGGGCACCTATCCGGCCGGCGTTGCGCCGGCGGGTCAGCAACCGTACCAGCCACAGCCAGGGTCTGGCCCTCACTTCCCGAGGGCCAGCGATCCGTCGCCCGGCTCCGGACCCACTGGCGCGGTATGGCGCGAGCCGCCTCCAGGCCAGGGCGGCCCGGTGGGCAACCCGCCGCAAGGCAACCCGCCGCAAGGCAACCCGCCGCAAGGCAACCCGCCCCTGGGCGGCCAGCCGCACCGCGACAGCGGCCCCGGCGATGCCATTGGCGGCAACAGGTGACAAGAGAGACGGGCAGCGGCTGGTTGTGACCGCCAGTCGTGGCGGGTCCGTCAAGTCTGGCAAGCTGGCGGCCCGCCAGCCCGATTGATAACCATAGGCCCTTTAAGGGCCAAGGCGTGGCAGGGTGGTGGATTTCCACCACCCTGCCCTTTTCTTTTTTCGGGGGACCGTTAGTATGCTTTGAGGAGGTCACAATGAACGTAAAAAAGATTAAGCGATTTCTTTCCAATCCTTTGATTGATTTCGTTGCCCCTGGCACCAGGGATTTTTGCCGCGGCTACCTCTGCCAGCTTGGAGGATTCCCCACGCCGGAGTTGGCGTGGACCGACGACGGCTGGGTCGAGCTGCGCTGGGAGCGTGGAAGCCGCCTGTTCGTCGTCCATGTTTTCGGCGACGTGCTGACGTTGGGGCTGTTCTCCAAGAACAGTGATGACCCGGCCCCCAAGCGGCTCAACCGCCAAGACCCGTTTGTCCAGACGACGCGATGGGCTCTGGAGTGGGTGACGGAGTGTCAGCCGGAGCGGGAGTCGCCTCATGGCTGACTCCCGCTGCCGGGTCGTCGGGTATTTCGATAACGCCAACGTCAGGGCAATTGGCGAGCGACTCCATCAGACTGGCCATGTCCTCGGCTTCCCGCGCCAGGGTGCGGGCCGCCAATGCTTCGCTGAGCAGTTCGCACAACAGAGCATTGGCGAATACCTTGCCGCCGCCCTTGGCTGCGACTTGAATGGACCGTTCGCTCTCGAAGCGTTTGAGAAGGCCGGGATTCATCCAAAGTGTATAGCGGTCTACCACTTTGTTTGCCCCGGCTGGCGGCCGTCCGGCTTTGCGTTTTTCGGTCACGATTATTCTCCTGTTGGACTGTTGCTTGTTTGCCGCGTTTATTGTACATTAGTCCCGCCGATTGACCAATGAGACACGTCAACCAAAGAAGGTCACACCAATGACTCAGTCACCAGAAGTGGAAGAACTCATCAAGCGGTTAGCGGCCCCGTTCACGCCGGCTCAAATCAAATTCAAGCCGCAGAGCGTCAACAAAGAAAAAACCCGCGCTCTGGCACTGGCATATATCGACGGCCATGCCGTTAAGGGAAGGCTCGACGAAGCTGTCGGCGTGGCGGGATGGCAAGACTCTTACGAAGTCCTAGACGATCGTTCTGTCAAATGCACTTTGCGCGTCAAGATCGGCGACGAATGGATCACCAAGGAAGACGCCGGCGGTGCGAGCGATCAAGAGGACAAAGGCGACCGCATGAAGGCCGCCTTCACTGACGCACTGAAACGTGCCGCCGTCAAGTTCGGCATCGGCCGCTTCCTCTACGAGTTGCCGAAGAATTGGTGGCCATACGATCCGGTGAAGAAAACCTTCGTCGGCACGCCCAATCTGCCGGCGAGCTTCTACCCTGACGGCAAGATACCGCGGCAGCAGCAGGCCCCGCAACAGCAACAGCAACAAGGTGGTGGAAATCCACCACCTGCCCAAGCGGCAGCGCCGCCTCCAGCGGCCAACCCGAAGCCCCCGGCGTCAGCGCCGGCGGTGAAGACGCCGGATGCACCGCCGGACAAACCACCATCTGCCCCAAAGCCGACTGTTACGGTCCCAGCGGCGGCGGGGACAGGTGGTGGAAATCCGACACCTGCTCCGGCCCAGGCCAAGCCCAGGGTCCAGGCCCAACGGGCAGCGACGGCGCAGCTCGATGAGATCAACAATCTCTGCGGCGACCTGCGCTACGATCTGCCCTGGTTGCAGAATGCCCTGATGGAGAAGTTCGGCAAACAGGAGCCGGCCGACCTGACCGCCCTGGAGGCCGACGTTGTTCTCAAAGGATTGAAGCTGGCCCTATCGAAGAAAGGAGGCGCACCGACCGCAACCGCACCGAAGAAAAGTGGCTTTTGATTACCCGCCCTACCCATTCACTTGAGGAGCATTCATGTCAGCGACAGAAACACCCGAAGCGCCCGCGGCCGCAACCGAAACCCCCAAGGGCTCGGAACTGATCGAGAAGTCCGCCATCTTCAAGTACGGCAATCGCACGTTCAAGATTCCGTACGTCAAGCTGGCCGATCCTCTCACCAAAGAGGAAGACAAGGATCTTGAGGAATCGATCAAGGCCCTGGGCGTCATTCACGCCGTCGTCGTCACCGAGGACAATACGGTCCTGGCCGGCCACAATCGCCTGATGAAGGCGAAGAAGCTTGAGATTCCCCTCAAGGACGTGCCCATTCAAGTGCGCAAGCGGGACGCCGGCACGGAAGAGCAGATCGAGGTTGCCTATGCGTCCAATTTCATTGGCCGCAAGTTCACTCCCGAGCGGCGGGCGCACGCCGCCCATATGCTCGCCAAGCTGGACTTCTCCGCCCGGCGGATCGCCAAGGTGATTGGCGTCCATCACACCACCGTCATCGATGACCTGAGCAAGGCCGATCCGTTCGCCCTGCCCGAGGAGGAGGAAGAGGAGGAGGCAACGGAAGGCGGCGAGGCGGCTACGAACGGTGCAGCGGCTGGAGGCAAGAAGAAAGCCAAGAAGGGAGGCAAGGATTTCGTCATCGGCTCGGACAACAAGAAGCATCCCAAGAAGAAGAAACGGAAAGCCAAGTCGGCTGACCAGGAAGTCGTGGCCAACCAGCGGGCGAAACTCGTGCGCCGCAAGTGGAAGAAGAACGCCATCACGGCCATCGGCTTGCTGGTCCGCTCCCTCGATCGCTTGGGGATCGGCGAGAAGCACGCGGCCAAGCTCCAGGCGCTCATGGACGAGGTTCGCGCCGTCGAGCTGTAGGCGTCTGCTTCACCCAGTTCGGAAATAACGCATCGCGGAGGGAGACGATGCTAACGGCTTTGCAGCACCAGCTTCTTGGACTTGAAGCCGTGGACCGCGAGGAAGAGAGCGGCCGCGAACCGGTCGTGACCGTCTCTCCAACTGGCGGCGGCAAGACTTTCATGATGAGCGAACGGGCTCGTAGGCACGCGGAGGCGGGAGCCCGTACGCTCATCTTGACCAATCGACGCATTCTCCTGGGCCAGAGCAGTCGCTCTCTGGACGGCCAGGGCGTCACACATTCATTCCTGGCTGCCGGCTACGCCGACAACATTTGCGAGCGCGTGGAAGTCGGCAGCGTTCGCACGATTTTCAGCCGAGCCTTCAAGCGTAAGAAGTGGGCTTTCCCGCACTACGATTACGTCGAGGTTGATGAGGCTCACGCCAACAAGAAGGGCGAGGCCGAGCAACTGATCGGTCACGCCATCCGCGCCGGCGCATTCGTCTGCGGCTGGACAGCGAGCCCCATTGGCATCGGCCATATCTATAAGCGACTCATTATCGCCGGCACCAAGCCCGAGTTGCGGGCCGCCGGCCTTCTGGTCCCATGTCACGTCTTCGCTCCCGACGAGCCCGACCTACAAGGGGTCCAGCGCATCGACACCGGCGAATTCTCGCCGACGAAGGCCGCCAAGCGGATTATGGAGACAATCGTTTTCGCCGACGTATTCAAGGAATACGAGCGCCTCAATCCCGAGCGGCGACCGGCGCTACTGTGGGCTCCTGGCGTCGAGGAGTCCGGCTGGTTCGTCAAAGAGTTCCGCAAGATGGGCGTTAGCGCCGCCCATATCGACGGCAACACCAGCGACCGCGAGCGCGACGATATCTTCGCAGCCAGCAAGGCCGGCGACTGCAACGTGGTCTGTTCCTTCGGCGTTCTGCGCGAAGGTGCCGATATGCCGTGGATTTATCACGGCATTCTGGTTCAGGCGTGCGGAGCCCTGATGACCTACATCCAGATCGTTGGTAGGCTCTTGCGTGCCTGTGAGGGCAAGACTGAGTGCATCTTACAGGATCACGCCGGGGCGTGGTGGCGGCACGGTACGCCGAACAACGATCCGGTCTGGCGCTTGACCGATACGGAGAAGTCGATCGCAGCCGCGAAGAAATACGAGTTCGAGCAAGGCACGGCGCATGAGCCAATGCGTTGCCCGAACTGCACCGGCATCCGCAGCTTCGTGGATTACTCGGCCCCGTGCCCGCACTGTGGCTACTGCTACTACCGCAGCGTCCGCGCCGTCCGCATGACCGATGGACGCCTCGTCCAACAGGTTGGGACGGTGCATCAGAGAAAGGACAAAGGCGATGAAGACAAACGCATCTGGAAGAAATGTCTTTTCGCCGCCGCCTATTCGGCCGAACCGCGCACTGTCGCGCAAGCTGCGGCGGACTTTAGGCGGCGATCTGGCCACCATCTTCCGCCAGATATGCCCAACCTGCCGGAAGCGGGCTCAATCGACTGGGGACGCCCCGTCCCCAGCGTCTTCCCCTGGCTCAAGAAAGGCGGCAAAGTCCCATGAACGCCGATAAGAAAATGGCGGCTATGCCGAGGTCTGCTCTTTACATCATCAGCATCGCAGCCCATACCTTGAACGATCAGAGCATGGTCGTCCATCACACGGCCTGTCTGGTGGAGGCAGCCAACAGGGACGAAGCCGCCGGCAAGGGCCAGCGTATCGCCGAGAAATATTATCCGCGCTCCCGTGGCTTCTCCGGCATTAGCGTGATAGCCATTGGCTACCACGTCATTGGTCCCAACGACGCCATCAAGCCAGCGAGCCCCAGGCCATGAACGCTGCCGAATGGGAAGCTCTGCGCCTTCAGTATCCAGGCAAGCGCCGCTTCTACACCAATGACATTGGCCAAGTGTATGAGTGGCCCTGGAAGTCGCCGATCATCCCTCATCGGGCTCGCCTCTGGACCGTGGAGAGCATGGATCGCTGGGTGAAGTTATCAGGCCAAGACTTGGCATTTATCCTTGAACGCGAGGAACATGAGAAGCTCAAGAAACAGAAACCCAAAGGCAACAAAAAGGGCGACGTAGACCCAAGGACACTCTAATGCTCAAACGTGACGAGATTACCAATCCAAACAGTTGCTGGAACAAGGCCCGCGAGGACGAGCGCTTGTTCATCCTTCTGGACCGCGACGATGCAATGGCAGATACGATACAATTCTGGATCAACAAACGGATCGAGCTTGGCAAGAACAAGCCAGGCGATCCGAAACTGGTCGAGGCTGAAGAGTGCATCCGCCTCATGGCGTCGGAACGCGCCACGCGCGAAGCGATGAGCCACAAGCTGTTGAAGGAAGGAGGCAGGCAAGTAATGGCAACGATACAAGAGCGCCGCGAGGAACACGAAAAGCGATTTCCAAACACGACGGTTGTTGATATCTGCTTCATGGTGCGCGACTTTACGCGGGGAGATAGCTGCCACGGTGCCGACTGGTTTCTCGTGGCCATTAGATTTCTCAAGATGGTCGATGAGACGTGGATGCAACCAGTGCCCGAGGACATGGAGTTCGACTCCAGCGTACGCCGACTGGTCAAGGCGGCGATCGGCTACGCACCTCCAGGGGGGCGGACCAATGGCTGAGGACGCTGGCCTGGAGTCGCTCTTTACCGTCTCGCCCAGGCGGCGGGTCCAGCACTTGCTGGAGATGGTTGAACGTGCCCGCAACCATCACCCGCGGACCGCCCGCTTCGTCCTGGCCGGCGTCATTGCCACCGTGGACCCTGAGACGCTGACAGCGGTAGCCGAGGCGATGGCCGACGCTTTGCGCAAGCGTGCGTACAAGCTCGTTTCCCAGGAGAATGAGGAAATGAGCCCATAAAGCCCACAAGTCGCGCCATAAGCGATCCTGGCGCAATGGCTGGGGCCATTAGATAGCGGCATTTAATTCAGTGGCAGGTGGTGGATTTCCACCACCCTGGGGACAATGACATGATGCGGTTCCCACGAATGCCCGGCTGCGAGACGGGCTGGGAAAGCCATCTCGCATGGGCGGTGGCATTCTGCACGCTGGCGTGGGCAGCAATCTCGTTCGTGGCTGTGACGGCCTGGGTAGTCTTTCACTGGTGAGGTAACGCTATGAGATACCGCAGACGCAAACCGGCCGAGATCGAGGCGTTCCAGATGACCAAGGAGCGCAGGGCTGACAACCGCGACTGGCCGGAGTGGCTGAATAAAGCGTGGAACAAACCTTCGACAGCCCACGGTGCCGTGTGGCCCTCCGGTCCTCGAACAGACAAAGGTTACTTGGTGGCCGATACGCCCGAGGGCTCGCTGACTGTCGGTTGGGATTGGTGGATCGTTTTTGTCGTTGCCACGGGCGAGCTACAGGTAATGAGTCCGGAACGCTTCGAGGCAAACTACGAGCCGGTCTAATGCGGCGCACCAATAGGAGGGAACCATGAACTACAGGTTCAAGGCCAAAGACTGTCCTGACGCCAACGGGCGAGTTCCGCTTAAGAACGAGCGGAAGTGGAAGCTAAGGTTTCCACTGGACGACGGGGGCGAGCTGACGATCGAGATTGGCAAGACTGGCTGGAACGCTCTCAAGGAAATGCTGGCGCAGGAAGCGGCCGACGACGCCGCGGAGGGCGTCGAGATATGAGCCATCACGATGAACTGTGCGAATACTACGCTCCCGTCTTGGCGCAGCTTGAGAATCTGAACTGGCAACCCAACGGCAACGCCGCAGCCAATTGCCCGGCCCACGACGATTGCACCCGCTCGCTTTCGGTGAAGTTCGGCCGCCAGGACGAGTTGCTTGTCAAGTGCCATGCCGACCAGGGCTGCACCTTCCTGGCGATCGCCGGGGCTCTCCAGCGCTTTAGCAAAGATTTCTTCCGTCACGCCGCCGGTAACGACCGGCCTACAGAGTCGTTTGTTGAGGCGTACGATTACACGAACGTCGAAGGCGAAGTAACCTATCAGTCCATGCGCTTCTTTCCCAAGCGTTTCCAGATGCGCCGCCCGGACCCGGAGCGGCCCGGCTCATGGATCAACAACATGGACGGCGTGGTCCGTGTTCCCTACCGCCTCAGCGAGATTGCTTCGTCCTCAAAAGACCGTACCGTCTTCGTTGTCGAGGGCGAGACAAAGGTGCATTGTCTGGAAGATTTAGGCTTCCTGGCGACGTGCAACGCCGGCGGTTCGGAGAAGTGGCAATTGGACTGGTTGCCATATTTTTTGGGACGCCCCCTTGCCATTTTGCCCGATCATGACGAAAAAGGATGGCGGCACGCGGCCGTTGTGGCCAAGTGTCTGGTCGGAACCGCGGCACCGCTCCGCATCGTGGAGTTGCCCGGCCTGAAGCTCAAGGACGATGTCTTGAACTGGCGTAAGCGTATGCCTGAAAACCGCGGCGTGGTGGCGGAAGCCATCAAGGCCGCGGTTCTTTGCGCGCCGCCCTACGATCCCGCCAACGATCCGCAAATGAAGTTGGCAATCCTCCGCATGGAGATTGCCCGAGCTATGGCCATGTCGGGAGGTATATAAAAAAAAGGAACCCGCCGGTCATAACCTCCGGCGGGTTCCAAAAACGCGAGACGGCAGACATGCAGACATGCAGACATGCAGACATGCAGACACCCATAACAACACCACTTTACGGCGTTGCACGTCTGCCGTCAATACCCCACGAAAGAAAAATCGCTGCCTTGATTGCAGCAACGGTACGGTAGCGGACGCCGCTGAGTAATGCGTCCGGACCGAGCGGGCCGGGGCCATCAGACCCTGGATAGCAAAACAACATCGGCTAACTGCCGGACCCCGTTGCGGATTTGACCGTTCCCAAGCCTCTCCCTTCTAGGGGGTAGGGGGTAGTCCGTCTAGTGGCCGGGAAGCGCAGCGGACCGGCACGGTGTCCTTTGCTATGGGCACCGCCCCTCTTCCTGCTCTGAGCGAGGAAGACCCGGCAGCATGATGTGATTCGATCTCTCTTGAATAAGGACGAGTCCAATGGCTGACAAACGCCGCCTGACGCCCGAGGAGCTTGCCATCGCCGTGAAGTGCTACGTCGCTGGCAACACGCCCCTGGACAGACTGCCGTACACCTTCGAGTTTGACGACCTCTGGCAGCGTGTCAACGCCGGCTTGAAGGTGCCACTCTCGAAGAACGAGCTATGGCTGGTCTTGTCCAACGCCCGCAAGATCAAGAAGCTGCCGGCGCTGCGCAAGCGGGGTGGTGGAAATCCACCACCCTTGTAACGTCCCGGTCGTTTCGATACCCTAACGCCAGAAAGGGCACCTGCAATGCCGGTCGTGAAAACACTCTATGGACCAGTCGATGAAAAAGCGCGGCCCTCGCGCCGCCGGAAGAACCCCGGACTGTTCGTCAAGGTTAGCATTACGCGGACTGGACCGTTGTGTCGGGCTATGGCCTACCATCGACTGGTCGAGGGAGCCTTTGGTCGAGTGGCCCACAGCGCCTACGTCTGGCTCTTGGTGCCACGCGGCGACAAGCTCGCGGCCATCAAGATGAGTCGCGTGGCCAAGAGGCTCACCAAGGCCGGCTATGCCCACGTCGAACTGAGGGTCATAGGCGATGACCAAGAAGCAGCTGGCGGGAGCCGGGGTGCCCAAGGAAATCCTGGCACAAATGTTCCCGGCGAGCGGGCATCACAAGTACCGGGCCAGGGCCGCCGTGGACCCGGTACACGGCAGGTTCGCCAGTCAAAGGGAGTATCGGCGCTGGGGCGTTCTGTACCTGCTCTGGCAGCAGGGTGAGATACAGCATTTGCGGCGGCAGGTGGAGTTCCAGCTCAAGGTCAACGGGAAACTGGTCACGCGGTATATCGCTGACTTCGTGTACGAGGAAGCCGGCGAATTGATCGTGGAAGACTGCAAAGGCTTCCGCACGCCCGAGTACAAACTCAAAAAGAAACTGCTGCTCGCTTGCCACGGGCTCTCCATCCGCGAGACTTAGCCGTGGCCGCCTGGAACGACCTGTCCCTCATATCGCCGTTGACGGCCGAAGAGAAGGCCACGGTGGACCAAGCCGTGCCCCATCTTCGCGGGCTCCTCTACGGCCGCTTTTCCGGTTACGTCAGGATCATTGGCTACGACGACGCCTGGGAGGCGTGCGCCTCGGCCCTGATGCGGGCGGTCAAGACCTGGGACGCCTCCCGTTGCGGCTTCGAGTCGTACGCAAAATTCTTCCTGCGAAAATTTCTTTTCGCCGCTATGGTGGAACGCTCATCTGCCAAGCTGCCTATGTCGATCGGCGACTTCGACACCTTTCTCTC